CGTGAGCAAGGCGCGTGGTATCACTGCGCGTGTTGCCGAGACCATCGCTTACCCACCTGAGACCGCTATGCGTCTCGGCTCGTTCCGTGCCTACGTCGAACACGTCTTCGGTCCACAACCGAGCAACGTGACGGCAGAGCAGTTGGTTGACCTGTTCGACCAAGCCAAGAACCCAGCCAACGCTGATAAGGCGGCGGCCATTATCTTGGGTACGAAGAACCTTACCAGTAACTTCCAACAGCACGGTGCGGACAACATGGTTCGCCATATGTTCTCGTTCCACAACGCAGTCATGCAAGGTACATTCTCGACCCTGCCGCAAATCCTATCGACCAAACATGGTCGCAACAGCATGGCCCTGATGGGTATCGGTCTGCTCATGGCCGCCGTAGCCAACGTGGGCGGCGAGGATGACGACGAGTTCGGCAACAGTAAGTATTACCAAATCGCCAACCGCAACCGCACAGTGAAGCTGGGCGACGTGCAAATCCCTATCCCTGACGAGATGGGTTGGTTCAAGCTGCTTATCGACAACGCCGTCGGTGTGGCTATGGGCAAGCGCAACGTCCTCGACGCTGCGACCGAACAGGCAGGTGGTATGGTTGATATGACGACCGCCCAACACTGGGGCAACACCGACAATGCAGTGGCTAATGCCATGTTCTTCGCCGCACCTGCGTTTGCCCAACCTGCCGTGGCCTTAACCACCGGCAAGGACATCTTCGGTCGTGAGTTGAAGTCGGAACACGCCTATGACGAGAACGGCAAGCGTATCCAGTTCGCAGCCGACGTAGAGCGTACCACTTACCGTGCGTCAAGCACCGGTACTGACATTGCTGAGATGCTGTATGGTGCGACCGGTGGCTCGGTCGATATGACCGGCGACGAGATTGATGTGCTGGGTCAAGGTTATCTTGGCGGTCTGTACCGTTCCGTAACCCGTGGTATCGACGCAAGTGCCGACCGTGATATGGGTATCGCCGACATCGTTGGCAGCGAGCTGTTCCGCTCTACCAAGCCTATCCATATCGACGGTCAGTCGGAAGAAGCATGGTTGCAGATGGGCGAGAAGCTGCACGTCAGCACCCGCCACGCAGGTGGCACACTCGACATCCTCAACGCCGACATCGACCAGTCCGTGACGGAAGCGCAGCGTATCTACGCCGAGGCGGATAAGAAAATGCGAGCCGCGAAGAGCGACATGGGCTACTCATACAAGCAGTTGAATGCTATGATTAGGCAAGCCGAAGCAGAGGGGCGTTACCAAGACGTTCGGGATTATCGGGCCGATATGCGTACTATCCGTACCAACAAGGCGGCGATTCGTGCCGAGGCTACCACTGAATTGAACTTGCTCGGTATTAAATAGGAGAGTGATATGGAACAAGTCAAATGGTACAAACGCTTGCTTTGTGGTTACAACATTCTAGGCGATTTTGCTGATTTGATATGTCGGGGGACGGAGACGCAGTACGACCTGACCCTGACTGATATTCGTAACAAGACGGTCAGTACGCGGTGTTGGTGCTGTACTTTTTGGCGCGGGGTTATTGCCGGCGCGGTTGTGTCAGCTTTGGTAACGGGAGCGATTCATGCAGCAATTCACTTATAGACGACGCATCCCTCGTCCGGTTCACGACACGGCTAACTGGGTGTTTTTCACGCGCACACGCGGGGTAGAGTTGGTTAATACCATGTTCCTCGTCTCCGCCTGTGTCGCACTAAGTGGGGCTAAATACTCGATTGTCAAGTTACCAATGGTATATAATGCAGGTACGCTGAATCTGACTGCGCTGGTTTATGGTCTCATCTGTCTCGCCGTGTTGCAGACCATCGGACTGTTCTGCGACGGAACGTGTAAGTATCGTTGGGTGTCGGCACTGGTCTTGTCCGTATCCTCTGCGTTTTGGGCATGGCTCGCCGTCCTCACATACCACAGTGCCGCATGGCTTACCAGTATCGGCGTACATAAACAGGCGTTGTTCGCCTACATTATCCTGTGTGTGATTTGTTGGCTCGCCGCTGACTACATTAGACAGGACATTACGGAATAGCTCGCGTTAATAAGGGGAGGCAAGATGCAAGATTTGCTGACCCCGCTGAACTTGGCTATCTTTGGGGGATTGGTTGGTGGTCTGCGTACTGCGGCAAAGTCGCAAGACTGGTGGTTTCTCCGTCTGACCGATGTGCTTATCGGAGCGATGGCGGCTGCCAGTGCAAGTCATTATGTGCCTGCTGATTCCCCTTTGAGTGCGTTGCTTATCGGGGTAGTCGTTGGACGTTCGGCTGGGTACGCCGTCGATGTGGTTTATAACCTCGTACCCCAACTGATTCCTATGTTGATTCAGTTTTTACAAACACTTCAAAACACGAAAGGGAACAAATGACAGGTTTCACTTTAGGTAAAACGTCGCTCGCCAAGCTGGAGGGCGTACATCCCGATATGGTAAAAGTCGTCAAACTGGCAATTACCTATACCGCTCAAGACTTCAGTGTCCATGAGGGCGTGCGTACCAAGCAGCGTCAAGCGTACTTGGTTAAGACCGGAGCGAGCCGTACCATGAACAGTAAGCATATCAAACAGGCGGACGGTTTCGGTCACGCAGTGGACCTGTTGCCGTGGGGCGACTTCGACGGCAATGGTACTAAAGAGGTATCGTTCCACTGGGGGCACTTCTACGCCATCGCCGAAGCCATGCGCAAGGCGGCGAAAGAGCTTGGTATCCGTGTGCGTTGGGGTGGTTGCTGGTGTGCGCTGAACGATACAACCGCGCCTGCAACCAAGCTGGTCGAGAATTATGTGGCTGCGCGTAAGCGTCAAGGCAAGTCTGCGTTCATCGACGGCCCGCACTTCGAGTTAGAGGGTTGATATGAAAAACATTACATGGGTGCGTGGTGCGCGATACTGGTATAGAATGTGGTCTGTTTGGGCTATGGTCTTGCTGGGTCTGTATCCGTACCTCGTTGAGAACCAATCCATGCTGGGCGAGTACATCCCTGAGAAGTACCGCCCATTGTTCGGGCTGCTGTTGTGCGTGTTGGGCGTGTTTACCCGATTGGTACAGCAACAGCGACTTACGGATACTGTAAATAGTGAGGAACAATCATGAGTTGTGGAACTGATACCACTATGCTGCGCCTTATCGTGCAGGACGAAGTATCCAAACTGCTCAAAGATGGTACTCTGCAAGGCGGCCTGCTGGACTGCAACGACAAGCCGTTACCGGCGCAACGTACTGTTGCCCAGTGCAATGACCTTGTGGATACAGTAGTTACCAAGTTCGAGCGTATCGACCGTAAGCTGCGTATCACGTTGTCGGATAAGACTGAACTGGAAGTCGAGATTCCGGGGCTTGCTCTGCCGATGGTTAATACCAAGCGTTACCACGCCACGGCGCAACTGGTGCTGGCGGCCAACGAGTGTGGTACGGCCCAACGTGTTGTGGTCGGCTACCATCCGGACGACGTGCGCGACCCTGATGCCACAGTCCCCGTAACAGATAAAGATGGTACGACACTGGCATGGGTGTACCCTACGTCCGCCCCTGAGCATTCAGTCCCTGTACGCAAAGATGGTACAGTTATCGGCTACGGCGTGGGGGCTGGTGTGATTACATTTATCGAGGCCGCTACCGAGACCGAGGGTAAACCAAACGCCGGCGGTAATGGTGGCGAGTGTCCATGCCCTACGCTGATTAGCTTGGGCAATCAAGAGATTAAATAAGGAGACCAATATGGGTTATCATATTTTAGGATGTCAAAAAACTTCCTCCTGTTGCGAGCCTACGGTGTTGGCCTCCGTAGGTCGCACCGGCACAGTGTTCGTGTTCACAGACACTGATGGTAAGCAGTACCACTTCGACCTTGCCGACATTATCCCTAAGTCTAAGGCTGACCGCTTCCTGTCCGACGTGCAGTACGACGCGGAAACCAAGCAGTTGACCTTTACCACCTCCGCCGAGGGCGAGGAAAACAAACAGTTCACTGTCAACGTAGCCGACCTGTTACCAGTTGCTGTCGATGATGGTTTGCGTGGCAACGGTACAACTGCCAGCCCACTCAAGGTAAATGCCGAAGACCTTAAAGGCGACGGCATCAAAGTGGAAGACAACAATTTTGCTGTTGACTACGACCCTGAGACTATGGAACTGACTGCGGACGGTAAGCTCCGTGCGAAACCACAACCAAGCGGCTTGGACTGCGAAGCAATCGGCAAGCTGCCTAAACGTGCATGGAAAGCTGGTACGGTACTACTGGCCAGTCAGGACGGCGAGTGCGTCCAACTGGCTTCCACCGACAGCGTGTTCCAACAAGTAGGTGTCGGTATCACTGCGTCAGCGAAACAGGTAGTAAACGGCGATACCACTCATGTTGTGGTAACTGTCAGCAACGTGGGCGAGGGTACGAACGAGAACACCACGCTGAATATCGTCCGTCCGGAGGGCAGCTACACCGTTACCAACGTTACCCACTCTTCCGTGGGCGTGGGTAGTGTCGAGAAGAAATCCGACGTGCTGTACGAACTGAATGGTCTCCGCAAAGGTGGTGTCGTTAAGGTTGAGTTCGACGTTACAACACAAGATGTAGGCACGTTGCAGTTTGGTGCGAACATCGACCCGCATTCCTCTTTGGATATGATTGTGTCCGACAATACCACCAGCATGGTAATTACAGCTACACCGCGCACCACATACAAACCTACGGCTGAGTGTCCGTTGATTACCGCTACCGACATCGCTACCAACACCGACCTGCGCGTCATCTCGCCTAACGCCGAGTTCGCTGCCCTGTTCAAAGGAGAAGAGCCAGCAGTCGCGCAGCGCGTCATGTCGCTCACTAATACCTATACGGACGGTAAGGGCTTCGCCGGTCGTAAGATTAAACTGAAAGGCGCGTCCACAGTGGTAGTTACCACCGGTGTCGCTACGGATATGGGTATTGCTTCCCAGCATGACATTACATCTACCAGCAACGAACTGAAGTATGAGAGTGAACGCTCAAACCTGAGCTTGACTAAACGCATATCGGCACGCGCCCAAGCGGACGGTAGAACCGCAGTTGACAACGCTACTAAACAACCTTATCCGGTAACTGTCGTCGGTGGCGAGTACGGCTCTGTTCCGTTCAGCCCCCAAGCAGGGCTGGTGTATGGTACACATGGTGTGGCGTTGGGTTCGTTCGCCGACGGTTCTTCCGGCACTGCCCCACCTCACGGTATTGTGGACTTGGGTACGTTCGACCCAGCAACTGAGACGTTCACGTTCCGTGATGATATTCAGCAGCCGACCATTGATGCGATTGACGTGGTTAACGCACCTGAATCCTGTATCCTGTGGTGTCGCCCTGCCGGTGCAGACTGTGCATGGCAGGGTGTCGTGTTGGGCGTAGGGGCGAAGTTTCCTAAGATGCAATCCCGTGAGTGGACATACAATGTGGTATCCGGCGATGTGAACATTACCAGTGAAGTTACCCGCCATGAAGTGATTAAACCGTCATCTATCACGCGCGGTGTAGCTATCGGTCGGGCATGGGCTAAAGACACACAGTATGTATCAGGCCGTGCCATGACATTGCAACAGTACATCGACAGCCCGCAACTGCGTACCGACAAGTACACGGCCACCGTGCGACGTGGTACGGCAGCAGAGTTCACGTTTACCAACACTGACGGCTTGTTCTTGCCGCAATATCTGTCCACTGGTAAGACCTCTACCAGCTATGACGAAGCCAGCAAGACGCTGACTGTGCGCGTGGCGGCGGACGCAATGCCGACGGATAGCGTGGCATGGGACTACCTTGACATCAAGGTTGTTGATTAAGTGAGCAACCGTGTCCCACATTGGGACACGGTGTATAGGAGATGGTATGAAGATTATTCGACCGGAGGACTTGCACACGGACGACTTCCTTATCGAGCGTAATAAGGTGCGTGTGAAGAAAGAGTTGAAGAAGTACAGGTTGACATACGAGAGTGCCTCCCGCTTTACAGACCACATTGGTAGAACCATCGACGCGAACAACCGATTGTATTTGCAAGTGCTGGACGGTATGGGTATCATACATATCGACGGCAAGCTTGCTACTGCTACCACCAATGGTGTCATCGCACGACTACCGGCAGACGCACCCGTACCACTTAGTTTGATTGAATCAGGTCAATACGTCGGTGAGACGTTCGGTTCGGTGTGGGTCAACGCCGGTACGCGCGAGGTGTATATCAGCGGTGTTCCGGTGGGCAGGCGTATTGTCGTGGACTTAGTGGGCTTCTTTGCCTAAACATTATTGGAGAACAACGTATGAAAATTATCCAAGTCATCGACCTCGACGGCACTACCGTCAAAGTTGACGAGACCAACCCAAGCGAACCTAAGATTGTGTCTGCTTTGCAGTTCGATTTAGCTATGCGCAAGAACGTCGCCATCGGCGACATCTCGGAACTGGTGTTCGCTAAACCAGTCAACGCCAACGTGGAAGCCGTGTGCATCGGCTACAAAGGCACTGATGGTAAATACTATGGTTTAGTAGATGCTATGTTCGCACCTGTTGAACCTACACCTGAACCTGCGCCGGTTGAGCGCAATGGCTTCATCGAACTGACTATCCCGTCAGATTACGCCGGTAATCCCGAACTCAAAATCCGTCCACGCGACGGTGAGGGCGACAACTTTAACCAAAACGAACTGTACAATGGTGCTGACTTGAACAACGGCATCTACGCTACGCTCGGCGATAACAACGTGTACCACTTCACTCATGTGGCCGTTGACGGCGAGGGTGTGCATACACTCCGTGCAGATAAGGTGTACCGTGCGCCGTTGGGCAAGTCTATGCCTGTGCAGTTCGGCACGAGTGCGGACGTGATGGAACGCAGTGTGTCGTTGGGTAAAACCGGTGCATCAGACGGTTTAGACTATACTGGTGCTACATTCACTGTTGCTGTACAACGCGGTTTACACATTACCAACGTGTTAACAATATTAGACCATTTGTAAACAAAAAGGAAATTGAATCATGGCAAGAATTGTAACTGAAAACGACATCGGCAAAGGCTTGGCGATTGAGGGCAACAAACTGGTTGCCAAAGTATCTGCTGCTGCCGGTAACGCTATCCAAGCGACCGAGGAGGGTTTGTTTGTCGCTACCCCTACTGCGCCTACTGTGGACGTACACTTGGCCGGTGCTGAGTACGATAAGAAGACTAAGACTTTGAAGTTGAAGTTGTCTGACGACACTACTGTTGACGCGCCGTTGGCCGAACTGCTGGCTAAGGACGCTTTGAATGACACACTGCGCGGCGAAGAAGTACAATCGCTGGCAGGTGTTACGTTGGGTTATTTGATGAAAGCTGATTAAGCATAACCCGATAGAGAAAGCCCCTACATCGTAGGGGCTTTTATTTTACTTCATCAATGAGCGCAGACGGCTGATTGATTCATAAACGTGGTATGACTGCGGCGGCTCGCCCTCGCTCTGTACCACTACGGTACAGCCTTTGGCTTCCGCTTGGATGTGTTGGATTGCGTCAATATCGACATCGACCGTTCCGCCGGTAATGAGATTCAGAGTAATTGTTTTCATACTAGAGGCTTTCCATTTTATATACGATGGTTTCTAAAATACCTGCGTACATTACCATATCCGCTGCCACGTCGTCAGGCTCGCGCGATAGGTCGAAACGTGGTAAAAATTCCTCGCCCTCGTAGTACACCGTCAGGGTGTTGCTGCTGGTACAGACCTGTACATCCAAGCCTACGGCCAACTCGATGTCCACTGCGGTGCATACTGTGTTCGCGCCGAGCGCGGAGGCAAGGGCTTGGGGATTAACGACCACACCGCTTGCTGACACACCCAGCTCCTTGTTCACGAACTTACGACGCTCGCCCAAGATGAAACCCTCAATATCAGGCTTGCCGAACTTAGCAGCTTCGAGGATACAACTGATAGGGTAGTTCAGCAACGTGGTCTTGAACTCGCCCTCTGCCAGTGGCAGCCACTCAAGCATCTTCTTGTCGGTCAGACCGAAGCCTGCGATATACACGCTTTCCGGACGGTGCTTGGTACGGAACAACAGGAAATTGTAATGGTAATACGAGATGGGGGTACGGGTCTTGACATTCTCCAACGCAATCTCTTTAAGCTCGCGGAACGGTGTCTCGCGGGTATCCTCGGCTTGCAGGCGTTCGACTTCGGCCATCACTGCGCCTTTAGGCAGGACGCGCTTGCCGACACGCAGACGGATACCATACTGTTTGGGTTGTACCACACCGTGTGTGATACCGCAGACACCGGCGAAGTCTTTGATTACTGGGTCAAGCGGAGTGATACGCAGCACATCGGTCCACGGCACAGACCTGTCGTAGTCCAAGCGGATAATAGAGGTGGTAAATTTATTCATGGTTAGTACCTTTACGTTGGAAGCAGATAGCGTCGCACTGCATCTCCACGCCTATATTGGAGGCTTTGTGGATGCCATAACGGGTATCTACGGATGAGTTAACCTCTGCGACGGCGTAGATAATATCTGTCGCTGATAGATGGGGGGCAACGTGGTCGATAGCCAGCGCAGAACAGGTGGCGAAGTCTGCGCCCTCACACACCATACGCGAGTGGTCACGCACCCACACGCCGTTACCGGTTGCGTGGTCGAAGCAGTTAAATGTAAACACATAAGTACGCAGGTCAGCTTCTATTTCTTTCTCTGTCGTGAACGGCAGTAGCTCGGGTGCGTTACACGTTACCACGGCGATGCCTGCGGCATTCATGGTCGGGTATTCGTCCATGAATGAATAACTACCGGTGTCAATGCGTTTTACCACCTCACGCCAGTGCCGTTCGATGGCATCGAGATTGCCACTATACCCGACGTTTACCGCGATAATGCCGTTGCGGTGGGTACGAATCTTGCGGGCAAATTCTCGACTGTCGTTGCGGGTGCAACCGCTGTCTGCGGCAAGCACTCCGTCTTTATACACAATAAGTGTCATTCTGATTCTCCTGTGGTTATGGGTACTGCCCACACTTTCTGCGGGTCAGTGGTTACTGCATGGGCGGTGTTCGCCAACATACGTTTCTCTTGTTTAGGCTTACCACCACGCTTGATAAGCTGGTACTCGAAGTCCGCCAACACGACACGGCGTTGGGCGCACCACGACTTGATAAGCCACGGGTTGATATAGACCATGCCGTTGGCAGGCTCGGTGCGGATGTACACGCTCTTGCGCGGCATCTCAGAACCGGTCAATATGAAGTCGTCCTCCATCGCTGCGCCTATCACGAGCGTGTGGTCTGCGTTGTCCACGAAGAACTGTGCCAAGTAGTCCTGCTGGTCTAACACACGGTATCCGACACGGGCGCGGAGTTGTCCAAGCAGCTCGCCGGCGTAAGCGACGATGGCCGACGGCTCGAACGGCAACAGGCCAAGCTGGTCGCCGATGATTGCACCGACACAGCCTGATACCAAGTGGTTTACCCAGTAGCGTTCCTCGTTTGTCACGTTGTGCTGCTTGATGAAATAGGACAACACGTTGTCCCACAGTTGTCGCGCAGCCTCGTCGTTGTTCACGAGCCACTCGATAAGGCGGTGGCCTGCCACACCCTTGATGGTATGCAGTTGTTGTGCAAGCCGTCGGGCATGGTCGCTGTCGCGCAGGTAGTCCAGTTCGGGGATATTGATTTCCGTGATACGGCGGGTTGGGCCGTCGGCTACATCGCGTCCTTGGGATACCATGTCGTATAGGCTGGTGTTGGCGGTGGCATAGAAGAACGTGCGCCATGTGTTGCGGTTGCCACGAATGTCGTTGTCGCTGCCTTGAGCGCGTTCCTTGTCGCCGAGACGGGTACTGTCGTAAACCATATTCACGATTTCTTCAGGTGTCATCTCGGTTACTTCGTCACGCAGCAACGGCAGACTGTTCAGGTAGCCTAAGTTCGTCATCAAACCGGCAATGGTCGTACCATCTTTACTACTGAACGTAACCGCCGACGGGTCGCCAAACACACGCAACGCAGTCTGACAGGTAAACGTCTTACCACGACCTGAGCCGGAAGAGCTTAGGCTGATAACGCCACCTGCGTGACTCTCAAGTGCGTACTTGGAACTGAACGGCGCACCCAGTGCGGAAGCGATGACGAACTGGTTGGCAACTGCTTGCTTGCTACCATACATCTCTGCAAGGATAGCCCGCCACAGCGCGAGCTGTGCATCGGCAGCGTCGCCGGTGGTTGACGGTTTGAACGCCTTAGCGTGCTTACGCGCCACTTCCCTGTCGCCCAACGGCGCAGGTCGTGTGCCGGTGCGTGTGATAACCACGTCGCCCAGTACGAAGTCCTTGCCATCTTCCTGCCAACCCATTTGCGATACTGCCGTCACAGCCGCGCGGGAATTAATCATCTTGGTGCGCGAACGGTTGAAAAAGCTCATAAGTTGTTTCCATTGCTCTGTACCATCAATCGGCAGACCTGCACCTGTGATGGTATCTTTGAACTCTTTTTGGGAGTTGATGTTGGTGTTGTCCAGTTGGAACTCCACCACGCCGTCATGGGGCGAGTGGTATCGGCACAGGTACAACTGCTTGTTGCTGCCGTCGCGGACACGCTCGAAGATGTAGGTGTCTTGGCGGCATACCTCGAATGCGACCATCTCGTCCTTAGACTTCTTACCATCCGGACCGACTTTAGGGATGTCGGTGTACACGCCGCCATTCTGCCCACGATAGAAACCCCACGGCAACTCCGGCACAAGGAACGTATCGGTCTGCGTGTGGTCTGAACCTACCGGCGTGATGACGATGGTCGGACGGTTCTGCGGCTCGTACCCCAACACGATAGGGTTGGTAATCTTGCCATAGTGCGGACAGCCTTTGCACAGGTCGGGCTTGTTGGCCTCGAAGCTGGCGCAACTGCGTGGGCCTTTGGCTTGTGCGGCTTTCGCCTCTGTCTCGCCACGCGTGTAGCTTGGGTGCAGGTGGCTTAACTTGTGTATCCATTCCTCACGGTCGGTCACACAGAACTGTGCCACGGACAACGCGCCGAACCATGTAGGCTCGTCAGCGTCCTGCTGGTTCTCATACGCCCACAACAACTGGGCGCAGCCTGTGCGCTCGTACTTCTGCCTGTCGATAATCTTACCGAAGCTGGCAGGCTTATACTCTGCGAAGCCATCCATCGAGGACGACATACCGGCAGGCATAGCCGTAGGCGGCGCACCGAGACCGGCAAGCGGGTTGTACGTCTGTTGCATACCACGCAGTGTGTTCGCAACAGGAAGCGCGGAGAACTGCAACAGCAGTTGCTGTTTGGTAAACAGATTCCCCACGCTGGAGATGGCAACAGGATTACCGGATTTGAAATGCACCGTACCAACTGGTCTCAATACGCTCGCCGTATCGGTCGTGCGTGAGCTATCGACACGCAGACCGACCGACTTGCAATACTGTCCCAGCTTATCCGCAGCAGGCAGCCACTCGGCAGGGGCGATGTCCTCGGTTGCACACCAATACACATGAAGCCCCTCGCCGCTTGATACCACATAGGTTGGTTTGGGAAGTACGCCTTTGGCTATCTCGTCGTTCAACGCTTCCAGTGCCGCCGCCTGTGTGGGGTACACAGTGTCGCCATGCTTGGCGTACTTGGCAGCACCTGCGTCGATGTCCAACCAAAACGACCGCAGTGCCAGCACGTTGGTCTGTGCGCGAAAGCCTTTACCATCCGCAGGTACTTGTGCGTAGCTCGCCAAGCCGAAGTAGGTCTCGACGGCGCGTTGCTGAAGTCCTTGAATGAATGCGTCTGTGGCTTCGGCGTTGCTGAACTGTATCGGGTTATTACGCGCCCACGTCCGACTGGGGTCGTCCTGACGCGGGTGGATTTCCGTAATACAGTTCCAACCATTAGGGCTGACAACTGTTTGTAAAAATTGGTGGTACATTTTCCGCTCCTACCGCGAGAGCGGTTACTCGCCCTCTACGTTCTGCTGTTCGTATTGTTGCTGTACTGGTTGCTGTGCTTGATACCAAGCGTAAAAATTCTGCCAGTCTATCGCATCCATACCAACTTTCAAAATGCCTGCGAAAGCCTTACGGTCGGAACAGGGCAAAACGCCGTTGTTAAACAAGTGGATAAGCGCGGCAGTAACTTTCTTGACGGCTTCGATGGTGTCGTCTTCGAGTTTGACGCGGCCACCGTGTACGATTTTGGTAGCAGTTTGTTGGGCTACACCGACGTATTGATTCCATACGCTCATTGGAGCTTGTGTGTACCAAGTCCATTTCGAGAACTCACGTTGCCATTCAGGAAGTTCGTCATCGGTAATACATTCGTAGGTCTTGGCTTCCACTTGTGTGAAGCGGGCTGGCTCACGGCCATCGGTCAGTGGGGCGAGCAGATGTTGTTTTTCAGACATGGTAGATTCCTTATCTAAGTAGGGGGCATAAGCCCCCTGTTGGGTTAGTGGCCTTGAACAATCGCTGCGGATTGTTGTACCAGTTGGGCTACGGACTCTGCGGATGGTTGCGCTGGGATAGCGGTATTACCACTCAAGAAGTTCGCAGCAGCTTCGGCTGGGGCGGCAGGAGCAGCCGGTGTATGTACCACTTGTTGCGCAGGGATAACTGGGGCTTGCGGTACGACAGGAGCGGCAGGAGCGGCAGGAGCGGCAGCCGGTGGCGGGGTCAACGTTACTTGCGGAGCAGGCGCAGAATCAACCACAGGAGCAGCAGGAGCGGCAGGAGCGGCCACAGCGGATACAGGAGCATCCACAGTATTGCCAGCAGGGGCATGAGGAACAGCAGTGCCGCTACCGTTATGAATACCAGTGGTACTGCTAGGAGTAGCATGAACGGCAGGTTCAGAATTATGTTGCACAGTGTTTGCGTAGAGTTCTGTGGTTTGGGTTGGTGTGAATGTGAGTTGGGCTTTTCCATCATTACCAATCTGTAACGCGATGGTTACGTTGCTGAAGTTGAACTGGATGTCTGACATGGTTAATTGGTTCATTGTGATTTCCTTTTCTTTACAGGGCTACGCCGTACTTGGCAGCTTCGGCGCGGATGGTTTCGATTGTTACGGATGGGTGTTGCGCCCAGTCACGCAGATGGGCGAGTGTGGTTTGGAACGCTGGGTTAGCCAACATAACGGCTTTAGGGTCGGCAGCAACGTAGGCTTGTGCCGCAGGTGCTGCGTCGTCAACCTTGCGTTCAGGGAAGTCGATGGTAAGAATCTCGGCGGATTCCGCAGTCTTACCAAGTTGCAGCAGTTGTTGCAGTTTGTTGTACTCAACGTAGGATTTGGCCTTGAAGCGCACACCGATGTTTGAACCCTCGCTGAAGCATACTTCGGTCACGACACCCTCCCAAATTGCGCCGCCTTGTTTCAACATCTTGGCGTAGTCGGACAGTGTGAGATAACCCTCCGCTTCACGAGCGGACTTACCGAACAGGGCGGTTGAGGACAAGTCCATACTGAACAGGCGCATTTCAGGGTCGTTGGCAAATACCACTACCAAGCGTTTGCGTGAGCCGCAGGCTTTACCTTTACCGGTAGATGACGTACCTGCTACGTTCTTAGGGCATGACGCGCAGTCGGCGGACTGTTTGGCGAACGATTTAGGCGATGGATGTACACCGTCGGCAGACCAGCAATCAGGTGGTAAGGACTCGCCATCTTTATACTGGGTAAGGTACAGGGTGCGGTAAGAGGTGTTGCCCTCCGGTGCGATACCCAAGATGATGATTTCAGCACTGTTGGTATATTGTGGGAACGCGGTAATCGAACCATCAGCGTTCTGTACCGTACCCATTGGTTTACCAGCTTCTGCCAAGAAGTTGATTTGTCCGCCTTTCAGTTGGACGCGGCGGCTGCCGGCGAAGCCGTCGCCGAACGAACCCATAGAGGACTGAGCGGCAAGCTCTTGCATATAGGCGGGCATTTGACCGCCGAGAATCAGACCACCTTGTTGGGTGTTGGCTGGGAGATTAGGTGTCATAATCATGTTCCTTATTTAGTTGGTTTCTTAACCGAGATGGTTTTCTTGGTGTACGCTGCCACACCTGCTGGCAACTGACCATTGTTCTCACGAACATAATCTTCAACGAAGTCTTTTGCCGGTCGCAACTGCGTTGCTTCCCACGCGCCGGACTCGATGATGAATTTACCAAACGCCGCTCTGTCCTCCACGTTGTATGTCACGCGGTCAGAGGCAACGATAGTGCCGCCCTTAGTGCGGAAGCTGGTAGCGTCGGCGGCGTTCAACCGCTTCTGCATTTCTGTTTCCAAGTCGCTTTGCGTATTCTCAACGTCGGCAATCGTAGCTTCGTAGTCGGCCTTACGGTCGGCGAGCCAGTTGCGGTTGTTGATGTACCACTCGGCGAGTTGGGATTCTGTGTATTGGGATAAGTCCATATCTGCAATCCTTATTGTTGTTTATGTGGGTTGATTATACGAGACAATCTCTCGTATTGCAAGCCCGTTCCTAAAATTTTTTGTAACTCCGCCCACTTCTTTGTTGGCATATCGGTGTGCTGCGCCCTGTCGATAGGGGCGCACCAACTGTTCACGGTACGCTCGTTGACACCTAACATCGTAGCGGCGCGGTGTTGGGTTATGTTGGCACGCTTGAGCAACAAGCGCAGGTTCGCCGGAGTGTATCCGACTTCTGGGAAATCTACTGGTTTCATGACTGTCCTTTCTTGATACCAAGAGTATCGTAGTAAAGTTGAAGTAGAGTTTCCTGATTCTGCTTATTATCTGCAAGATGTTGGTACATCTCGCGCTCCCTCTTGTCCCCATATAGGTGGACAATGTTCATGTGCTGCGTTTGCGATGGTCTGTCCATGCGCTCGCAGGCTTGTAGGTATGTCTCTGTCCGGCTGGGTGGTGCGTACCACACTGTGAGGCTGGCGGCGGTGGCCGTGACCCCGTGCGAGAACGCTTCGGGGATAGCCAGTATGACCTCCGGTGTCGCTGATTGCTGGAAGTTATCCAAGATGCGCTTGCGCTCGTGGACGCTGGTGTCGCCTGATATGACGGCCACGTCGAAGTGCTTGCGCAGTGCATCCTCAAGTACCGTCATGACGTGCTTGAACGGTACGAACACCAACGCCTTGCTGTGCGGTCTGCCCTCTGCGATGCTGTCGTCGCCCGACTCGCGGGCTTGGCGTATGAGGTCTATGGTAGCCTCAATGCGCGACCTGTTCTCAAGTGCCATAGCTGTGCCGTCGTCAGCGTAGATAGCACCTGCGTATATCTGCCGCAGCTTGCCGTGCAGCACGGCGGCGTTGGCAGCGACGGCTTGATGGCCTGTGTCGAAGTTGGCTACCATGTCGTCAACCATAGCTTTGATGGCGAGGGTCTGTGCCTTGCTCAACCCTACGTCGAGGTAGCTGCGCGTTACTGGCGGCAGGTCGAGGCAGTCCGCCTTGCGGATGTAGATGGACGGTTGTAAAAGATGATTAACGGTATCTTGCCAACCACGCTTGTCGCGCCATATAAAGGTGCTGACCTTGTACTGTACCATGTCTCGGTAGGCGGTCTTGGTGCGTGGCATACGGCTTGGGTTTACCAGCTTGCCTTGTCCGTATGCGTCCATTGCGCCTTGCGGTGTCGGCGTGCCGGTCAACGCCCACACTCTTGTCTGCGGGGTAATCAGCTTCGCCAACGCTTTCCAACGTTTGGTCGATGGGTCTTTGTACGCGGTACTCTCGTCGATGATAATCAGGTCGTAGTTGTTGACCGCCAGTGTGTCGGAGATAATCTCCACGCCGTCGAAGTTGATGATGTCTATCTCGGTGTTGTCGCGCCGTGCCAGCTCTTTGCGTCGCTTGCTGTCGCCATACAGGACGCAGTGTCTGCGCCCGATACAGGTTGCCATGATGTCGTCCACCCATGCCGAGTACATCAACGACTTAGGGCAGACTACCAACACCCTACCGATGACACCAATGGACATGAGGTAATCCATTGCCCAACACGCGCTACGGGTCTTGCCAGTCCCCATGCCCGCGAAGCAGTAAGCACGAGGGTTGCGTGACAGGAACTCCGCGATACGGAGTTGGTGGTAGTACGGACGGTTACGACCATTGAATGCGTAACCATCGAAGATGGTACTCACTGCCGGTTGACCGGCGAGCGAGAGCTTAGTCATGTTGTCGAACGTCCAATCGACATCGACCCACACCGTGCCGTCAGGGTGGTATTCCACCGGACGCGCATCGGGAATCGCCGTAGTAACAGCGGCGATGTCTGTGGTCTTAATGCGTAGAACGCGCTCATGCACGTTCGGGAAATACATATTTGTCATCTGCGTTTCTTTCTTCGGGCAAGGTAGTCCTGCCCTTGTTGCCAGTTGTCGCACTCACTGTGCGGACACCAACCACACAGCGGTGTGGCCTCGCCTGCTGGGAAGTTGTCGTTTACGATGGCGAGGATGACGCGGTTGATTTTCCAACGCCATTCCTCTTTCAGCCTGTCGATGTCGGCGCGGGTGTAGGTAGCGCGTACCATCTTGTAGTCGTCGCAGACGAACATGAGGCAACCAGTGACCTTAGTCACGGTCGGGATAGCCAACATCACACACAACGCATACAGGTCAATCTGCTTTTGGTCTGCGTATTTAGCGGACTTATTGGTTTTCCAGTCAACGATGACGGCCTCGTCCTTGTCGGGCGATACCATCAACACGTCAATCTTACCGGCGAGCGCGTTGCGTAGAGACCACCATACGTCTCGGTCGGTTGTGAACTCTGCGGTGTAGTCGTTATGGATTGCGAACGTGCGCTCACAATCTACTTCCCACCCGTTTGCCCGTCGCGTTTCGACGGCGGTTACTAATGGTTGATATTGCGACACGTTGTTTGGCAACGGTACGCCTTGCATGATTGCGTCTTCTAAACATTTGTGAACGTAGTCCCCCCACTTGGCTTCTTCTGATTGTTCATATGGGTACAGCTTGTCGAGCCTAACCACCTTGTACTGCAAAGGGCAGTGTTCAAATTGAGAGATGGCACTGTAACTGAGTACCTTATGTTTGCTCATGTCTGTTCCTATAAATAAAAATCCTGCGCTATTATACGCAGGATTCTCTCGTGTTGCAACTACTTTACAACCGTCGGCGCAGTTTGAGGGACGTTACCAAGCGAACGCGCGGTTTGTAGTGGGCGATACCACCTTTGCCGAAGTTACCTGTCGGTTTACTGAATGCCGCCGCACGATGGAACGTACCGAAGTTGTGCAACGCCACCGGATTACCCTTAATCAGTTCCTCCGACATTTGTTCGACGAGGAAATCTACCATCTTCTTGGCGCGGGCAACGGGCAAATCGAACTCCAACGCGAGGCGCATGATAAGGTCTGATTGGTTAACGCGCGGCATAGGCGGCCTCTACTGGTGTTGTGCTGCGTGAGAGGGCAGCACGGACATCATCTTCACTGGCGAGTACCCATCCCCCAAAGGCTACTGGTAGGCTAGAAGAGAAGCCTACACCGCTACCATAATAAATGGTCAGATACTGGTCGGGAATAGGCAGGTTCGCTTCATCGTCGCCTGTACCGTAGTTGGTGTTGACAAAACGAGACAGGGCATTACCGCCGATGGTGGCGAGTACAATCATTGGGTAATCGCCAGTCGTGCGCACGGCTTTACCATTGCGCAGGTGCTCAATAGCGGTTTTGTTATCGAATGGTTTTTTATTCAGCTTATCATGCGCCAACTGTGCATAGTGGGCAACCTTCATGAGGTCGAGTTCTTCTTGGCCTGCGCGTTGGTTCGTACCAAAACGTGCGGCGTACTTCTGCACTTGGGCGATACAGTCTTGCGCCGACCACGACTCTACGTTGTCGTTGGGCGCGTCGCCGTACTGCGGTACGGTGTAATTCTCGATATGGTCTGCCACCTTAGTGGCAAACTCGTTCCAGTCTTTAGTTCGTTGGGCGGTCATAGGACTTCTCCTGTCATTGGGTTGAAAATATGTTTACGGTCGGGGTTGTTCGGGCGTTTAGACCAGTCATCATCGACTGCGCCATAGCTCTGCGCCCAGCCACCCTCTGACGCGAGTGGGATACCCTGAATGTAATCAGGGGCGGTACACATACAACGGTGCATATAGTCCGCCGCGACCTCCGCTTGTTCGCGCGGTACGACAATGCACCATTCATCGTGCGTGTTCATTACGATGGGATAATACTGGGCAATCCATACGGCTTGGGTTTTCATGACGGCGAACGCAAGAGCCTGCGTAATGTTTTCCGCCACAAGTCCACTGTAAACCTTTGTTTCTAAAGGTTTTCCATTATATCCGCACTTGTCATAGAAGTATTGCGGACGGCGGGGGTTCGTGAAATCGGCACGAAGATTAGGGTAGTTCAACCATAAACCGTTAGGCATACGGATACCGGCTACTTTGCGACCGAAGATGTAGCGGTTGCCATCGGCGAAGAACATCTTACCATCCGCCCCGCCGAAGTACATCTGCCCGCCTGCCACCATAGTGGCAAGAGCTTGGTCGCACATACGCCAAAATCCTGTGATGAAACCGTTAGCGTCACGCCATGCGCGGACAGTGGTCGCAGACTCGTCCATCGTCATGTTGATGCCGGTATTGACGAGCGCGTACTTTTGAAAGCCTTGCGCACCTTGCCCATACCCCAAAGCGAGGGTGGCGGTTTTGCCGTACTGTCGCATCATACTGTACTTGTGTGCGGTTTCAGGGTCGCTGCTCTTGCGCCCATCGATAATTTCTTGGTACGGAATACCATGAATCTTAGACGCAGCGAACGAATACACGTCACCACCGGAGGCGAACACCCCAAGCACGTCGGTTTGATTTGCGATGTAGGCTAACACGCGGCACTCAATCTGACTTGCGTCATAGTTTACTATGACACTATTTCCTTGTGCGATGATACTACGGCGCAGTAGGTCGCTCTGTCCCTCGCGTCGTCCGCTTGGGAGATTCTGCATATTTGCCGAATTATGGACGAGCTTACCGTTAGCCCAAAAGCGGTGGCGTGGTCCGCAGTTAAGAATGTCATAGACCGGCTCGATTTTTGCGCGGTCGTCCTGCGCCTGTGTGTTTTCTATTAAGGATTTCGTCATCTGTCTTTCCTTGTTCAATCAAGGCACGGATGGTCTCATAGCAAAATGGACACCCCTGCTGTTGTAGGTTTCTAATCCGCCTACCAGCTTCTTTTCGCTGGTAGGCGCGTTTGTTGTTCGCCTGCTCTAAATAAGTAGCCCATCGCAGATTACCCCGCTCATAGTGGCGGCTGTTATCAATGCGGTCTATGGAGTATCTACCCTGTGGTCGGTAGCCTAGATTGTCAATTACCCAATCGGTCGCCTCGTATATATCTGCAAACAGAAACTTAATACCCCTACCACCATAGTTATGGTAGCTAATATTGTTGGGGTCTGTGCATCGCCGGAAAGCCCCACGCATGGTACGCAATACGATACCATAGGGCGTAAGCTCTCCATTCTCTCGCGTGGGTTGTCGATTAAGTTTAGGGCGTTTAGGCTTGGGTGGGTGTTTCCGATTAAGGATTGCCGCCCGTTCTGTCATGCGCTGCTGGTGTAGCTTGCCTTGCTCAGTCTGCATAACCTGTGCCATCCTTTGTTTGGATGCACAAGCCCTGCAACTTCGGTCAGGGCTGCACTCCGCATCCCGCTTTAAGTCAGCCCATATACCCCAACCGCGTGTACCACAACTGCACACCCACTCAAAGGCATAACTACTGCGCTGCTTGCGTTCGTTCCCCGTTAGCGTCAGGTTGCCAATCTTTCGGTGGTCGGCAATCCATGATTGGCGTATTGCTTTCTGCTGCTCTATCCAATCGGCACGAGGTGTTCTCGTCCGTGAAGACTTGGTGGCACGGTGTTCCTCTGATACCGTCATACTCAATTACCTCTTTATACCCTGAAAAGACCACCCCCTCGTGTTCGCACCATTCAACGCCGTCCCATACAAGGTCGGTAATCAGTACATCTACGATAGGCTTCTCAACGATACAATCATCGCTTGTCAGGCATAGTATCATAGAGTCAGCAGTTATACAACCAGCACTGCCCCCGCTCATGCGATTAGTATGCGCTCCACCAATCTTGTAGCCCATCGGCAGGAAACCGTAGCTACCATACTCAAGGAACTTGAGACAGCGGGTCTCGTCGATACTGGACTTAGCCGCCAGTCGTGCTTGGCAGACTGCCTGAACTTTAGGGTCGTCATGCTCGCATAACTCTTTGAACGCCACGTCAGTCTTACCGAACGACCATGTGGTCTTACCCGTTTTCTCGGACACTTTGGTCGGGATAATGAATGTACCACTCTTGCCTTGCTCGGCTTCCTCTTCGGTTACACCGCCGATACTGCGGAGGACTTCGGCGAACTTGTCGTTACTGCGCAGAAGCGCAGACAGGTTGTCTTGGGTTGTACCGAACATCTTGCACACTTCCGCCAACTGCTCGGCCTTGTAGGTACGGCAACGGTTCAGCTCGTACTCTACCGTAGGGAGGTCAACGGTCAGGCGCGGCTCGGTGTAGCAGCGCAAGATGATGTCTTGGAAGCGCATCTCCTCGTCTGTCAGGTACTGGCGCAGGACTTTGAAGAGAAACCATGTGATGTCGGTATCGTTCTTACAATACTCACGGTAGGCCGCCCACTGCTGGGGCGTGAAGTCTGCACGACGTTTGCCCAATGCGTCCAGCACCTCTGTGCCTTTAGGGGGTACGGCGTACCCTGCTTCCTGCAACAAGCGGATACAGGTGGCGAGGCTGGCACTACCGGCGATGGTAGGAACACCCAATGCCTGCGCCATACTCATGGTATCAATCAACATCGCAGGGCGCACACCGTACCGCCAGTACAGGATACTGCCATCGAACACGGCGTTATGCGCGATGACCGCAGTGTTAGACCAATCAACCGTAGCGAAGAACGTTGGGATTTGCTCGCCGTCGATGATTTGCACAGGGTCTTCATTGAACTTGGCAGAGACCATCAACACCTCCATCTGCGGGTGCATGACGTAGGCTTGCGTCGTCAGCTTCTTGAGGTTGATTTCTTTGTCGTAGTAGGTCTCGAAGTCGAGGGTAAGATAATTCATCGTGTTAATTCCATAACGAGTTTAGGGGTCATGAGTGTGGCGAGCAGGTCTCGGCGCAGGATACTAACCATCTTGCGGTACTCATACTTGGCAACGCCCCACACAGTTGGGTCGGACGTGTTGGACATACGGCGCAGGGACACATCGGTCGAGGCGAGCAGTACGCTTACCACCAGCACACAAACTTCAATGAGTGCGCGGAGGGCGAACAGCAGGAGGACAAGGCCGTCCCACACGGCGTAGGCCACCAGCAGGAAGAGTAGGCAGGCGTAGGCGATAGTGGAAACGATATAGGCCATCATCGTTTCCTTTCAAAGAACACAGATGACAGGTGCAGGGCTTCCATCTGCTCTGCGATTTCGGTACGGATAAGGCGTTTGGTCGTACCAACGATGTCATTCTTGTACAGGTCTTTGCAGACCTCGCAGTCGATTTTGGCACTGGCGGCCATTGCCAGTGTAGCCAAGAGGGAACTGAACAACTTGAAGAAGAACACAACTACATACAGTATCTCGGCTACCAGCCATAGCAGGCCGGCAGGGGCGAAAACGAGCAGTGCCAACGGTACAAGTAAATACTTCATAATTTAACTCCTAAGATTTTGGATTCATGCGCCGCCCAGTCGAACACCGACAGGCCGGTCTTATTCTCAAGGGTGCGCAGTTCGCCCTCTGCATCGAGCAGTATGCCGCGCAGGAACTTGAAGTCGTTAGCCAACATAATCTGCAACCAATCGGCACGAACCTCCGGCACGGAACGTGGTCGGCTCGCCGGCGGCGACTTAGGTACAAGAGTGTGTACGTCGTACAGATGGTTAGCCCATACGATGATGTCGGTGCGGAACTCATTGTACGGCAGGCCGGAAGCCTTAGCCGCTTGGCGCACGTCCTTACCATTTACCACTGCGACAAACTCGTCGCGCAACTCACGGCGCAGGGTAGCCGTGATGCACACTTTCTTGCACACCTGCTGGGCGCGGGTGTAGTTCGTCAGGTACTCGAACAGGTGCTGGCTGATATGCTCGTAGCTGTCAGCGATACACAGGCAGGCTGTGTACAAGGGCGACAGCACCTCGCGTCTGCGTTGCGGACTCTCCAGCTCGTCGAAGTCAGTGAGCCACGTTACCAATGCAGAGTAGGCCACCTTGCACAACTCAACCGTCTTGCTCATGTTGGGCTGGGCATACATACGGGCGAGAATGTGGTAGGCATTCAGCGCACGAGTGAAGAATGTCAGGGTGCTGGGGTCGGTCATGTATGGCATATCGCCCAGTCGTAACCACATCTCTGACAGGTAGGTGTACAGGGTATCGCGGTCGATAAGGGGCGCGTCCATCATCTTCTTGCAGTACAGCTTCCGACCATTCAGCACCTTATTGTCTCGGTTGCGGTCGGTCTTGAAGCTGGCATGGGTCTCGCGCTGGGTACGTTTTACCAAACGTTCGGCCTGCTTTTGCAGTTTCGCCTCTTTGCGTTTGGCGGTCAGTGAACTGGCTGTTTGCATGGGTCGGGTAGCTTAGGTAAAGGGTTGTTCTTCACGGCTTCGCGGATGGCTTCGGCGCGTTTCTTAATCACAGAGAGAGCCTCTGGTGGGTAGGTGTCCATATCGGACATCGTGGTCAACGTATCTAACATAGTGTCGATAACCATGTCCACGCCGTCGGGGTGCAGGTGCAATACGTCGAGCAAACTACTCATAGCTCTGTACAGTTCTTCTTGGCTACTCATTTACTTTCCTTCCAACTAACGACTACATCTACGCTATGATTCTCGTCCGCATCTGACGCTGTTACGGTGTAACCATGCACTTCGAGATATATGCGTAGTTGTGCAATGGCAGTGACTGGTAGTCTGTTAATCACACACGACGTACTACCATCAATGGCGGAGTCGATAACCTGTTGCTCAATGTGCTTGCGGAGGGTCGCAAACTCCATTTGAAAAGCCATCAAGTCGCGCAGTTCTGTTGCAGTAATCATTTCTTCAACCTTTGGTAAATAATATCGAGTTCAGGGATAAGGGTGTCGGCATCGCCCCACAGGGCGAAGCCACCGGCGGCAGTAATGCGCCCCAGTTGCAGGCGTTGGTTGGTGCGTGGTGCTTGGCCTTTCGCCTTGCACTCGACACCGACGAACCGTCCGCAGATGCACAGCAGGAAGTCAGGCACACCCACCTCGCCAGCTTGTACCACACGGACGATGTACACATCGGGTTTGTCTTTAGCCCACTGCTTCACGGCATGGACGACCGCGCTCTCCGGCGTGGTACTGCTACGGCTGGTCTTGGTTGTCCGCACACCCAGTGGTATGGCATCAATTTTAATCATGCGCCCACCTGTACATTGAAGTAGGCCAGCACTTCCGCGTCGCTCTTGTCTGCGAAGTCGGGGTATCGGGCGCGTAGCGCGTTGGCAATAGCCGCAGTCGCATCGTCAGGCGCAGGGGTCAGTTGCATATCCACGTCGAGTGTATCAACCAACGCCAGCAGGCTGTCGATTTGCGCCTTGAGTTGGCGCAATACAGAGATGGGGACATCTCCTCGTGCTTTGAGCAGGTCGGCGTAGGTCTCAGGTGTGTTATTCGTCATGTTCCACCTCTACGATGGCGATGTAGGAGCTGTCAGGACTTGGGACACCGTATCCTAAAGGACAAGTGTTCCACTTATCGCAGAAGTAAGCCGCAGAGTAGAACTCCCATTCATTCTCGCCGAACAGGCCAAGCACTTGCTCAACCGCTTCGCGCATGGCAGGGATATTACGGAAGCGTTTACCAGTCAGGTGCGCCATGATTTTGCTGTCGGCGGTAGAGTCTACACTCGCTACCAGTACATAGGTTTTCATCGGCTGGCCTCCGCATCGCCACGCACACGCTCCATCGCATCGAGCTTGTCGTACTGCTCTTCTACGAGGTGCGCTTGCTCGTACACCGCTACTTGGTTCTCAAGCTCGGCGACACGTTGGGCGCATTGGTGGTCTGCCATACCACTGGTACTGCTCATGGCGTACACGCCACCGCCAACGGCGGCAATGGCGAGGATAGTTCGGATTGCGTATTTCATGATTGCTCTTTCATATATTTAACAAAGGCTGTCAGGTCGGTTTCAAACTCGCGGTACTTCTGTTCGAGGGTCAGATACGGATTGCAAAACTCGTACTGCTCGGTCAGGGTGTACATCATATCGCCGTCGGTATCGAGGGCATCTTCGAGGTCGTAGGCCGACACGCCGTCGGTCTCATCGTGAATGGTCTCGCACATTGCACGGACGCTCGGTGGCGGGGGTTGGTCGTTTACTACCACATCAAACCAATCAGCCAAGACGTTCTCATGCGGATAAGGGTAGTTGCTGGTGTGCCAGTATGGGTGGGTGCTGAACACTTCCTTAACCGCCATGATTTTGGCATAACGGCTTTCTGCTGTTTCATTAATCATGATTTACTCCCAAGAGATAGTGTCAATAATCGTACCGTAATCAGCACTATCCATAGCAACAACGTCGAACCCATCGGACTCAAAGCGTTTTACCAATGTTTCATAAGCAATCAGTGGGGCGTTATTGATATGTACACGCACCCGACCATTAATATAACGCGGGGCGTTCGATTTCTGCTCGACATAGGCGCAGCTACTATCCTCGTAGTGATACAAGTCGAGACTAACCGCGCCTTTGGCGGATTCAGATGCAATAATACCCAACAGCGCGTGGTACACATCATCAAGACACTGGGCGCGATACTTGGCAACCGCTTGTCGTGCGCGTTCGGCAGGGGTTTCAGTGGTAATGGGTGCGGATTGCAGGTCTAATGCTTTAGTCAAAGTAACCATTTTGTTTTACTCCATTAAGGTTTAATCTAATAATACGAGAGATTCTCTCGTGTGTCAATATGTTTTACACAGCGGTGTCCAGCCAGCTTGCGAGGGCTTCCATCACGCTGTCCACCGTCTCGGTCGGTTCGATTACCACCGCCATGCCTAACGCGTTGACGGCGCGTTGCAGAGATTTAACCCAAGCCTCCGGCGCGTTGTACACGCCGTGCGAGTGCGCCCACACCCCATAGTCGTCCATCACTGAGAGGTTAACCACTGTTGCGCGAGGGGTTGTGAAGCCTTGCACCTTGATGCGCTCGGCCTGTCCTGTCGGTGTGGCTACCACGTTGGGTGCATACAGTGGGGCGTTAGCCAGTCGGCTGGCTCGCATGGTCTTGCGGATACCGCGCACTTTGGACTGGCAGTAGATACCATCGGGGGCGTAGAACGCGTTACCGTCATGTGTCCAAAACTCAGACTGTCGCAGTCGGGTCTCAAAGGCTTGCTCGAATCGGGCTTTCGCCATCGGCGATACAGGATTCCACACTATCGGCAAGTTCGGCTCAGGGCGTGTCGGTGTGTATGCAGGGTGTGGCGGTAGCAGGGCGTGTCGGTGGGGGGTCAGGTTTACCACGTCATCGCCTACGAAGTTACCATCAACCAGTGGCATGATTGCGCCACAGGCTAAGGCTTCGCGGTAGGCGTTCTCGTCATGGCGCAGATAGGCTACCACCTCGCCAGCCGTCAACCGTGCATTGCGCATGGACTCACGGCGTTGGGCTTCAAACACATCGGTCACAGTGATTTGCGTGATATCGCCTTGTGCCAGCATCTTCTTCAGCTTATACACACTGACTCCTGTCGCTTGGCTCACGGCTTTGATTGATTCAGCCATTTTCACGCTCCTGTGGGATTAATGTGTCAATCACATATGCAATCGCTTCAGCCAACTGATTAATATTAGATGCGTTCATTTCTGCGATAGCCTCGTCCATCAAAGGCTTAAGGATAACAGGGATAATTTCGTCCACGCTATCTACCAATTTTTGCCCTTTGTATGGGGTGCTATACAACATCAACATTTGCACCGTTGCATCGCACACGCCCTCTTCCCAGTCGAAGTAGTACACTTGGGTTGTGTCGTCATCAGGCGCAATGCCCAGCGATTCACATTGGCTCATACACTCGGCTACCTTATCATAATGATTGGTAGCGTCCTCAATATACTCGCCCACACTATTAGTAAATGGTGTTTGCAATCGGTCGTAGATTTGGTGCGCGTCCAAGCCCATCGAGGACAGACCCTTGATGAGGACTTTGCGCGTGTCGCACAGGTTTGCTAGTTGTTCTTCGTAGTTGTACATACTGTTTCCTTTCTTACAGACGATTCCACAGGTGGACAATCAGGTCGGGTTCTTCGGCCAGTGCTTTGTCCAACATCTCGGCGTAGCGTTTGGCAGAATCAGGGGTAATGGCAACATCACAAGGGAAACCATTATTGTCAGGGTCAAACACTTGGCCGACAAGCTCCTCGCCCAAGATATAGACCACCATGTTAGCCACCCAGCATGGGTCGCCGTACTTCTCGGCTGGCGCGGTTTGGCCGAAGTTGTCTTGCTCATATTGCATGAGCGGTGCGAATGGCAAGGAATGTACCAATCTGTTCAAGGTCGCGTTCCGCGTCCTCGTAGTACACATAGGTCTCGGACAGGTTGTAAACCGCATGGTGTACGTCCCCAACATTCACGCCCTCAAGTGAGCCGTCAGCCAGTGCATCAATCAGTTGGTTTTCGATTTCTTCAAAAATTGCAGGTTTCATTAGACGTACTCCTCCATAGCTTGTTTAATCACTTCCATCAACCGCTTGGCTTCTTCTACTTCGCATTCAAGGATAGCGGTTTTCAACTCTTCGGCGGTTACAATACCGAAGTAATCAATAGCACTTGCAAACAGCCGTTGACCTTGATATAGGGTCTCCTGCTCGTCAATACAGAACACGAGTTCGTCGGCATAATCCCATACCATAGATTGGGTTTCCGCGTCATACCAATAGACAGGCACACGGTCGGTCATAGTCAGGCCGAGTTCGTGCAACCAGTGGCAGGCTTTAGCAATCAGGTCATACCATCTGTTGATGGCGTTGATGTGTTGGTCTTCGGTCGCATTGCGGATTTCTTCGGGCGTACCGACAGGGCGGTCAACAAGGCGTAAGATTTCATCTAAACCGTCAACGTGGTTGCCCTCCATCAAGGTGCAGATGGTTTGAGTTCGTTTGTTTTCCATCGCCAAGATTGCATCTCGGAGTTCAAGGGAAATAATAGGTTTCATAGGTTGCTCCAAAGGTTTTCAAATAAGTTTGTTTCCTCGACCGCTCGGTCGAATGTTGCGTGCAGGTACTCCCACGCTTCAGGCGGAATCGTGCCGGTGTTGTCCATCTGATTGCTGTACAGTTTCCATACCACATCTTCGCACAGCTCAAGGGCTAAGGTTTGTACCAACAGGCAGGGGTTCTCGAATGTCTCAATGTCGTTATCGACCGTGCCGAGTTTGTCATACAGACGGCGCATAAGCGCACCGACAACAGACAAGGTATCAAGCTCGCGCAGGACGGCTTCGGCTTCAGCCCATGACGTGTACAACAACGCGCCGTCAGTCTCACGCGTTACCCACAGATGGATTTCGTCCATCTCAATATCAGGCTGGGCGTGGAACATCTCACGGAATCGGCGTTCCAATACTTCAAACAGCTTGGCTTTCATTTGTTGTCTCACTTCCTAAAGAATCGTTTAAACCAAGACGGTTTGCAAGGCACAGGCACTCTTGCCACCATCTCTCCCTCGTACACGGCGGTTGCTTGGGCGCGGATTTTGCGCTTTGCTTCGTCCGCGCTGTCGGCAAAGACGGAGGCCGTCCAGTCCTTGCCGTTGAATCGATACTTGAAGATGTACTCTTTCATGGTTTGCCGGCTTTCTTCACAGGTTCACGATCAGGCTGTTGCCTGTTCCATCGTTGTAGATGTACTCAATATCAAGGATTTCGCGGTCGTATCCTTGCTTCTCGGCTTGTGCCACGCAATACCGGCGGACGGACTCTTCAGACCACTTGCCATGTAGCATGATGGACGGATTGCGGAATAGGCACATACTCGTAATGTGCTTGCTGTTCGGCGGTGTCAGGGCAGGGAAGCCCACACTGGCGCGGACTTCGGTCATCTCTTTGGTTTTCATGTTATTGTCTCCAGTTTTTAGGGTCGTCCCAATCAAAGTTAGAGTAGTCCACTGGCTCGCTTGGTCTAATGCCTGCTTTAATCATTGCACGCTCTTGCAATTGCGTCGCCACAGCTACACCAAGTGCTGCTTGAGCGTTTAAAATAACTCGTTTTGTCATACGCCAAACTGCTTTATTTGGTGAGTAGTCATCATTGTATGTAGCTTTGATAGCTTTATAAGCTGTCAACAAATCACGGTAGATAACACATTCTTTTGTCATATTGTTACTTTCAAAGTATAGGATTCACGCAGGCCATACTCGGCCACGGGCAGGCCGTCTCGCATACGTTGAATGTATGCACGTTTACCAAACCATTTGACACGCAGGCTCGGCATACCCAGCAAGTGCAATAGCTCGGTCACACGCTTGCACACATCGGCACTATCGGGTGATAGGACTGTTACTACGTGTTGAATGAAGTCAGCCTCAATCTTGCAAATCACTTTGCCCTCGTACCATATACCAACAAAGGCGGAAGTCGGACGTTCAGCACGGAATCCGTTGTTACCAAGAATAAAGCCTTTGGCTTCAGGGTCATGTAAAAATTCGATTAGTTTGTTCATGTTTGTTTGCCTTTTATGCGCGTTCAATACGCGCGAGTGTCAATCGGTGCATGATGGTTACCATAGCCTTACCAACATCGTCAGCGGTGTAGTCCACACCGTCAGGAATAGTCATTACCATTCCCCAGTCGCTATGCCAGTTGTCATTATCGGACAGACGGCTATCAGACAGACTTTGCCCGTAGGTAAAGGTGTTCAAGTCAAAGTTACCATTGCTGTCAGTTTCAACGTATCCGCAGACAACGGCTTCAATGCCACAGGTCGGCCAGTGGACGGCCAACTCGCATGGGTACGCATCGCCGTAGGGTTCAGTGTCTAAGATAGCCAGTGTCGCGTTTGGGTAATGGGTTTTCAAGGGTTTCATGCTTGTTTTCTCTCAAGTTGCTTCACGCTTTACACACAGAAATGCTCAATCACACAGCCGTCTTGTGTCAGGTTGTATTGGTAGAATTTGTCTTTCATCAAGGATACCAATTCCTCTTCGTCTTCTTCAGACAAGCCGGCCACGTTTATCCAATATTCCCAGCCGTTATCTGTGCCGTCCATGTAGATAGTTTCAGGGTCATAACCTTTGCCCTCTTCAGGGATATTGATTGAACAGAATCCAGTGGAAATCTCGCATTGCAGGCCATCGTCATACCATTGCAAGGCCACATCACAGGCAAAGGCTTCGGGTTTGCCGTCTTCATCTTCGTATGTAACGGACGTATTCACGCCCACAATGCAGGTAGGCTCGGTGTTTTCTACCAAGTCGATTAATCGTTCGATAATTTCCATTTTGGTTTCCTCTTAGATTGATAGGATAAGACCACTTACTGAAGCCAGCTTCTCACTGGCTTGGATAAGCAGACTATTGGTTACAGGTTGCGGAAATAGTGGCCGTCGAATTTAAAGTAATCGTAACACAACTCGCAGTCCCACACGGCCTGCCAGTCGATGTGATAGGCAATCCAGCTTGGCAAGTCTTCGGGGATATATCCCAACTCTTCGCTCATGGTTTGGGCAAATTCCGCGCCTGTTGTGTACGAACCGGCGTATGCTTCCATCGCTTCTTCAGGGTCGAAGTTATCGGTAGCTTCAGCATAGGCCATCACGATTTGTCGGTCGAGTCCAGACAGCTCAAGATACTCTTGGATAGTGTCCCAATCACGCTCAAGGTCGATACAGTCAGGAATGCCACTTATTCCCGTGACTTCGCCCAATTCTTCAATCTCTTCGTAAGAGTCAAAATCGGTGATGTCATACCAAGATTTATTATCAATTTCAATACGCATTTTTGTTTCCTTTCTATTGGTTAATGTCGGTATAGTCAATTTCCGCGATGGTAGCCAATGCGCTATCGCGTAATTCAGGGTGGAGTTCCCCCATGCCGTTGAGGGTTGCTTGCAACTCGCATTTCAGATAGCGCAGGTCGAATGTAGCGTCATAGATTCCGCCCAAAGATTCATCCGTGATGGTTTCGCCTGTTTCGCAGTCGATAAGCTCAACGGCATATTGATAAGGTGTATCGAATGCGTATTGCTCAAATTCTTTGGTTAGACGTTCGGCTTCGTGTTCGTCCATACCAATCAGGTACAGGTAGGCCTCATCGCCTTGAGAATAACCGCGCGCGGTGTAGCGATACGGCAAGAGTTCCTCTTCTTGTGCCACTTCAAACCATTCTTTCCATGACACATCGGCAAGGGTGTAGCTATCCCAATCCCAATCAAGGCAATCCCGCCACTCTTGGCGTTCCTCTTCTGTCATACCATTGATTTCCTCTTCAGTCCATCGGGCGGAATCAGGGAAATAGGCATACCGATTACCATCAATTTCTTCAAGTCCACTTTCAGCAAAGAAATCTTTGAAGCCGATATATCCGCCGTCTTGGTCGTATGACACACAGATTTTCAAGAGTTGATTGTACTTTACAAATTCCATTTTCAGGATTCCTTATGTGTTAGAACATGGCGTATTCAAAGAACGAACGCGCCCCGATTGAGGTGTCGATAAACTCTTTAATCATCTGATGCAATAATGTAAGGTGCAGTAAATTCACGATATTCACCATCGCCCAGCCTGTATGCAGTCTGTCCGTCAGAAGCTTACGGATTCTGGCAATAGTTTGGAGTTGGTGTTTCTTCGTGGTTTTGTCCTTTCAGATAATAAGAGAATATTCACTGAAGCCGTCAAGAATGACGGCTTGTATCAATAGACTCTTTATGCCATTTCATCATGCTGGCTATCTTGCATACACTGCTACAGTCGCAGGTCTGAGGGCAAACAGGGGAATAGGCGTATTTCATCCATTCCGCGCTTTATACCAACACCATACTCTGATGGGCTGTTTACCTTGTTTTGCTATTGAGACGGTTTGATACCATACTCAATACGCATGATGGGCTTTTTCCGAATTGTTAAGGAGCATTCAGCTAAGGCGCAAAGCCTTTGGCCTAGTCATAATTACAGGTTATAACGCCTGGCGAATCGCGGACTCGCTTTTTACGATATGGGTTACCTCAAGGCTTCGCCTTTCGGGTTAGCGCGTGCTTTTCACACTCGCTAATATTATAACCGCTTTATTTTAGCTTGTCAAGTAAAATTTAACTAGAAACTTATAAAGCGCGGTTTACACGTTTAGATAGTAGTTTATACCATCTTTTATAACAAGTCAAGTTTTATTTTGTCATAATTAGTATATGTAGCGATAACCGCGCATTTATGCGACAAGTTATTTACCGCGCCTTTTTGCCATGTGGCATAGGGTTAATCAATACTAATCTATGGCAAGATAATGTCTGATTTATTATGTTTCGTATTATAACCTAGCTTTTAGAATAAGTCAAGAGTTATTTTTACTTGATAGCTAAATTTCTAAAGAACGTTGCTGAATGCAATGAAGCAATCAGATAGATGGCTTTTATACCATCTGCTAAGCAAATGCGCCGTTAGATGTTGCTTGGCTTTGCTTAACTGTTGAGTGAATTATACGCGGGGGGAGGGGATAAGTCAAGGGATATAAGGGTTAAGGTAGTGTAAAGGTAGTGTAAGGAAATGTTTGTTTGAGAATGAACGAATTTTGGATAAGAGGGGGGATAATTGTAGTTGGTTAAAAACTTTTTTTGCCACCTGCGAGAGGTGAAACCAAAAATCAAAAAAAAAAAATCGACGGTTAAAAAATCCGAAATAAAAAAAATAAGAGGGTATATATATAAAATAATATTTATTTATTATTATTATTACTTTTTTTTTCTTTCAAATCATGGTCTTATCTCCGGCGCGCCCGTTATTTCATATCATATAACTGCCGTTTTATTTTCATTTGCGACGGTTGTATACTTCAGTTTCCCTTTAAAATCAATGACTTAACTTTTTCCTTTTAAATCAATAGCTTAAGTCCCTTTTCACGGATAAGAAGGGGGAAATAATATGCGATATAACTGACTTACAACAAACTTTTTTATCCCCCTTTTTATATAATTTGAGGGATATAGTATGCGATATAATTAGCACATTATTTTTTTTTCTAGTCAAAAATTTATAACTAGAGGCTTAGACGTGTTTAACATTCCTTAACAAATATGTATATCCGCCGTATTATTTTTAAATGCCGTCTTATTAACAGGCCGATTATATAAGTACCCTGTTAGGATTAAATTTGATACGTATATCCGCCGTCTTATATGCAAAGGCCGTCTTATACATAACACGCGGATTTGTCTCTTGTTTTTCATTATCGATGTTAATGATTTTGATATAAGCAGGGGGGCTGTTGTATAACGGCATCTTTATTTTGGGGCATTGGGTAACAGGGGGGATATGCACAAAGCAAACTAGTCGCATACTTATTTTACTTTCTCTTCGTTTCCGCCGTTTTATTTTATCCGCCGTTTTATTTTCCGGAGCGTGTAAGAGGGCGGAATAGGGCGGTGTAAATTTTGTGGACGGCGGATAAAGACGCGGTTATATATCCCCCCTATTGGAACACGGGAGTGATGCCGTCCCCCGTCAGAAAAAAGGGTAGTCGCACACAATCCACAACGCCCCACAAAAATGGCAACGAATGGTTTAGCCCCCTACTTATATAACTGTTGGCTTAGAACGCATAGCTGATATAACCCCCTGTTTATTTGCAACGACCACGAAGAATGGAATAGCTGATATAACCCCCTGTTTATTTGCAACACCCCCGTGGGACGACGCAGATGGCAAAGATGGTATAGATACGTTCTTCTGTCCAACTCACGATGTGAGCCGGACGGCAAAGCCCTACGGGGTTTCTACTCACGCTTCGCGTGAGTAGAAATAAAAACACCACGCCGGAGCGTGGTGTAGTATCGGCAACCTACCCCAATGACACGAGTGCCGCCCGCTGCATTGGTCGCCGACAGCGACATACTATCCACATGAGCAGGCATAGTCAAGCATCAGTGAACAAGGCCCGCCACCGGCGGGACTGTGTGAACTGACCTACTCCCTACACGAGCAGTCTCCATCCATCAACCCCTCCCTACGTTTATTAAACTCCTCCTCCGTCATCTCCTCATTCTCAACAATGATGGTAGGTTTCTCGGTCTCGACAAGATAGCGGTCCGCCTGCACATCCACTTTAGTATAGTACGTTTCCATTATTTGCCCTCCTCAATAGTTACCTTAGCCCCGTCGTCATCCAAACCCAAGTACCCTTTCGTTGCCGAGAGCTTCGCTTGAGGCAACCATTCATCTTCGCACTCGCATAGTGCGTCGCCCATTTTCAACACCGACTTGCCGGTAACGATATGGCCTGAACCCTTAACCTCAACGCCTCTACCGCGCGACTTCGCACCCGCGTCTTTGGTAACACCATCCTCCATACTGTACGAACCTCCCCCTCCGCTCTTGAGTGTGGTATCCTTTCCAAATGTAACGTAGTCCCAGTACCCCCCGTCCACGACACCGGCCTCGCCGACTTTGCTCCAGCGGTTATTATAATAAGGTGGGCAGCAACGCTCGAAGTTGCAGTCTTTAAAGACACACCCCTTACCGAAATCGTTAGGCGCGAGGAACGTGCAGTTGGTAAAAACGCAGCCGTCCCCGTGAGTGGTATAAGGTGGGAATGTTACCCCCTGATAAACTTTTCCGTCCATGATGGTATCCCAATGACAATAGATTTAGACTCTTTGGCCCGCGACCTCGCGGTGCTGACCGCCAACAGATTATATAGTGAAGAGGAAATCGGCGCAGCCTACGACCTCTCGCCCTCCGACATCAACAAACTTCTCGACGACCCCGACTTCAACGCAAGGGTCTCGGCACACCGAGACAAGATAGGCGATGGTAGAACCGACCTGCTACGCGCCCAAGCGAAATTGATGTCGGAATCAAACCTGCGCGACCTGTTCGAGCTTTCCCGCAGCACCAAAGAAAAAACCTCTGACAAGCTCAAGGCAATGGCCGCTATCGCCGAAATCGCCGACATCAAACCCCGCAACGAGCAGCAGTTCAGTGGTATGGTACTCAACGTCAACTTCGGCAGTGATATGACACCGCCCTCCGTCGCCCAACTAACCCCTATGGAGGTCATCGAGCATGAGCAGCCTTAATATCGGTTTCGCATTGGACCAGTACCCAACCCTCAAACGTGCGTCTAATTCTAAAGCACTAATCCGTTTGGTCAAGGGAGCAGCAGGCAGCGGCAAGACTTCTTGGGCAATCATGGAGTTACTGCGCTCTGCGCTGCTTCAGACCCCATCCCCCCTCGACAACACCCGATACTTCCGTGCGCTGGTCGTGCGCAACACTTATGCGCTGCTCAAATCGAACACCATTCCGTCCATGAAGAATATGTTTGGCCCGCTGTTGCAGGTCACGGAGGGCAGCCAGCCGTTCGGTCGGGTACGCGCACGACTGCAAGATGGTACGGCTCTCGACATGGAGGTGCAGTTCCTCGCCCTCGACAGTGAGGACGCGCAGGACAAGCTCTTGGGTGCAGAACCCACAATGGTACTGTGTGACGAGTTGAACTTGATGCCGGAGAGCGTGGTCTTCGCATTGGTGCGCCGTCTCGGTCGCTACCCCAGTGGTACGAAAGGTAAGGTCGATAGGACAGGTGTCGTCGGTACGTTCAACGGTCCGGTCAAGGGGTCATGGTTGCACAAGTGGTATCTCGGCGAGCGCGATGCGCAGTTCGAGAAAGTGGCGCGTGAGATGGGTGTCGAGAAGTTGGTAGAGATGTTCAGTCAGCCGCCGGCCCTTATTCCCCCAGCAGGGTGGCCTAACAGCCACGACCCCAACGACGAGTGGTTGCCCAATCCGGAAGCGGAGAACATTCAGAACCTCGCGCAAGGTTATGGTTACTACTACGCCATGCTCGCCGACCCCGACATGGGTAAGATACAGAGCTATGTGCTGGGCGAGTTCGCCGACGTGAAACACGGCAAGGTCGTGTTCCCTGAGTTCCATCGGGACGTGCATACGTTCCCCGCCGAGCGGGTCAACACCAAAGAGCTGCGCGACTACTACCTCGCGTTCGACTTCGGGCGCACGCCGGTCTGCATCGTCGGTACACTACTGTCAGATGGTACGCTCATGGTACTGGACGAGTTCATGGGAGAGGATATGAGCGTAGAGCAGCTCTACCGCTCTACGGTGCGGCCTGCGCTCAAGCGCAACTATCCCAACGGTGTGTGCGTCAGGGCCTACGGCGACCCAGCCGGTATGGTCGGAGGTCAGAACATCAACCTGTCCCCGTTCGACGTGCTTCGCAAGGAGGGTGTGCCTATCGTCGCACCGACACGCAGCAACAAGCTAGAGCCTCGACTGGCTGCGGTGCGCAGCTTCATGTCATCACTCGGTACGGGCGGCAAGCCGCGACTGCTCATACGCGACAACTGCCGCTTCCTCATTCAGGCACTGGCAGCCGACTACATCTACGAGAACCGCAGCGGTGGTCGCACCGCAGACACACCTACCAAGTCGCACATCGGCTGGGTCAGCGATTTGGCAGACTCCTTGCATTACATGGCCCTTGGGCTATTATTAGTCATGTCCACTGGCGACGATGACGTGGCGCAGTACGAGACAGAGATAGAGTGGTGTTGACAGATACAGTAACCCTATGGCATAGTTGCGCCATCACAGATTGTGATTTCTGATTTCGCTCATTTTTTACTCCCTGACGGTCTAATCTGCAAACCAACGGCTTGCGCCCACCCTTGTACGGTGGGCTTCTTTTTTGCAGCCATTCTTTGAAATCAACACTCGGCTCGCCTTGACAGGCGGGCTTCTTTTTTATATCGTCGTGGCTCGTATTTAAATCCTTTCTTTTCCGACCCGACTTCCCCAGTCGGGTTATTTTTTGGTATCATGGGGTTCACACTGTTTGATTAACCCCAACCAAAGGAGGTCGTCATGACTACCAAGAAAGCACGTTGCAACGGTAAGCGTACCGGTTGTGCGTCCAACGGCACAGCACGAGGCTAAGTATGGACGAGAGCCTTATTGACACGCTGGGCGATATGGTCGTTTCACGCTTCCGTAAGGCTCGTGAAGCCAAGATGCCCCACTATAACGATATGATGGACTGCCTCAAATTGATGAACGGGCAGCCATTATCTGCGCCTGCTGGGGACGGGCCTGACATCGTTATGGATATTAGTTCCCCAATCGTGAAGAATATTGTTGGTCTGATACGCGACATCTTTGTCGGCTCAACAGCCCAGCCCTACACCATCAACGCCACACCTGTGGTGGAGCTTCCGGAAGACGTGGAAGCGAACCTGCTTGAGAAAGTAGAACGCGACCTTGAGACATTCATCGCCATCAACGGCGGCGACGTGAATGCTGTACGCGCCCAAGTGTCCGAGATGCGGGCGGCAGTCCAACTTGAAGAGAACCGCAAGGCAAGCGTGGCGGCAGACCGCCTGCGCACCATCGTTGCCGACCGTCTGTACGACGCAGACTGGGAGGCGCAGTTCATCGACTTCATCGACCACTTCTGTATTTACCCTGCGGCGATTATGAAAGCCCCTGCGGTAAACACCCGCACCGTCATGCGTTGGGATGGTACAACCGTGTCGCCTACAACCGAGACCGTGCGTCAGGTCGAGAACATCTCGCCGTTCGACTTCTTCCCTGCACCGTATGCAACCGATATTCAGTCTGCGGATTACGTCATTGAACGCCGTCGCCTGACACGCAATGAGCTGCTCCAGTTGGGCAGTGCTTCCGGTTACGACGAGGATGTGATTGCCGAAGTGTTCGAGGCGAACCCGAACGGCGCACCCCTACCGTATGGTTCTGTGGATGACGACGACATCTCCGACACCGACATCGGGGACAAGACCGACCTCGATGCGTTTGACGCATTGGGCTACTACGGACGAATCCGCAACGACCTGCTCGCCGAGTATGGTATCCAGTTTGCGGAAGAGGAAATGCACGGTGCATCCGAGGCGGAGGTGTGGGTCGTCGGTGGGCGTGTGATTAAGTGTCTGTTGAATCCTGACCCGTTGGGCCGCCGTCCGTTCTATAAAGCCTGCTTCGAGAAAGTGCCGAGTTCGTTTTGGGGTGCGTCCCCAGCGATGAAGCTGCGCGATACCCAGCGCGTGTGTACGGCTTCCGTCCGTGCTTTGGTACGCAATATGCAATACTCAAGTGGTCCTATCGGCGAGGTACGCAAGGGTGCGGTCAAGGACGGCCACGCACCGAACGCAATTATCCCGCACACCATCCGTGTGGTAGAGGAAGATACGTTCGGTAGCGGCGCACCGGCGTATCGGTTCTATACCGTGCCGTCGCTGTCCAACGAGCTGGTGGCCCTGTTCGACAAGTTCATGGGTTATGGCTACGAGCTGATTGGTATCCCCCGTGTGGCGTTTGGTTCGCCACAGGGTTTGGGTACGCTCGGTCGTACCGCCGGTGGTGTGTCCATCATTTTGAACCAGTCCACCAAAGCCATTAAGCAGGCACTGCGTATGATTGAGTCCGGCCTGATTGAGCCGGTGGTTCAAGAGTTCATCAACTACGAGATTCGTACCAGTAACGACCCCGACATCCGTGGCGACATTCGTGTGTACGCTCGTGGCGTGTCAGGCTTGATGGAACAAGAGAGCAAGAACGGTGACCTTGAGTGGGCGTTGCAGTCTATCTCCAGCATGGTCGGTGTGGTTGACCCAACGACAGGGCAACCTATTGTTCCGGCTACTGCGGTGCAACGTATCTTGTACACCATGTTCAAAAACAAAGGGCTGTCCACAGAGGGCATCTTCCCCGACTTCGACCGCCAAGAAGCCTTTGGCGAGATTGCCGGTACACCTATGCCGCAAGACCCTGCCGCTGATGTTCCTGACTTACAGGGGCGCAGCCCTAATGCTGAAGCGGCTATTGCTGCCGCTAACGGAGTCTAACTATGATTACATCTAAATGTGATTCTACGGTTATCACTATGGTGGTGGAGGGCAAGCCGATTGAGGTCGGCTCTTCCTCAAAAATGTATCCGCACATCGAGGAACTCACGCCGGTGCGTGTAGGCCCTTTCACTACCCCGTTTATGTTGCATACGACGACCTCGGATGACGGTACGCCATGCGTACAGATTAAAGTTGAGCGCGTGGTAGAATGCCCTAACGGTTGTGATATGAGTGAATTTAAGTACCCATTCCCTTTGGGTTGTGGGGCTTCTCACTTGCTACCGGCAGGCGTATATGATATAACTGTGTGCAAACAAGAGGCTGCGTCGCTAGAGATAGGCGACGTGATTGACTTAACCTTAATGGTAGAACCTGTCACTGACAGCTTCGCCTCCATTTACTTGAGTAAGGTGTAGCATGAGTGCGAACCGTCTTAACCTGCCCGAAAGTACAGGCCGTGCGATTCAGTTGAGTCGCAAGGAAGCCAGTACCTTGATGGGCTTTCAGCGTTCGGCGTATGCTGCGCCGATTAAAGAAATCTTGTTGAAAGTGCTGGATGACAGCCGCGTTGTCAACGAGACCGAGACTGCCTCCGAAGAAAACCGTATGCGTGTTGCTGCGGTTAATGATATTTTGGAAACCCTGTTCACGGGTAAGGTGGAATTAGAATGAAGAAGCCTGAAGCTATTTTAGTGACCCCATGCCGTGCCGTGGTGGTCTCCGGTGTTGACCTGCAAGAGGGCGATAAATTCATCGTCCACCGCGTCATTGACAGCGAGTGCGCTATGGAAGATTCAAAGGATATTCCTTTCTCCCCATGCGGCAAGGTTATCACACTCGACTTGAATCACAACCCAGTCATGATTGACATGGCGGGTTATTACCGTATTTATCCCGATGGTGTGGTAAGTGATACAGCGTCCCTGTATATTGACCGCATTTCGTCTTGCGAGAAATGATATGAATCATCGTACACGACTTGGACTTATTTCTTCAGATGACCAAGCTGCCGCTCGTGATGGGTTGTCTCGCCTGCGTTCCAACCGCGACTTTGAGGCTTTGATTACTCTGCTCGAACAAGAGCTGGTAATTGAGCGCGAGTTGTATGAGACACGCACAGCGTCCGACCACCAACGGGGGCAGGTTGTCATGTTGAAGAAAGTCATTGACCTTTTAGAAACTGGAGACAAATAACCTATGCCTACCGATTCATTCTTTGGTATCGAAGAAGCGTTGACTTCCGCCGGTATCAACCCCACAGCCGCCCCAGTGGTAGAGCAAAATCCTGCGCCAAGCGTTGCGCCGGAGCAACAACCTGCGCCTGCACAGGAACAAATCCTGCCCTCAGACGATGAAATCTATGACGATATAAGTGATTACGTTGCCGATGGTGGTAATATTGATGTAGGTGCTGAGGGCCAACAACCCCAAGTAGCCGAGCAACAACGTCAACCGCAGCCGTCTATCACGCCTGAAATCGCGGCTATCCTCCAACAAAACCAAGCACTGTTGCAACAGCAGTTCGCCGCTACGCAGAAATCGAACGAAGACCGCGTGGCCGAGTTGGAAGCCAAACTCCGCGCTTACGAGCAAAAGCCTGCTGCGGAAGACAAGAAACCGTGGTATGAGGGTATCGAAGTACCTGAATTATCCAAAGAGCAACTCGAAGCCTATGCGGGTTCATTGCCTGTTATCGAGGCCATTGCCGCGCGTAAGGCCGTAGAGATTGCCCAACGCCTTGAGGCAGAACGCTTGAATCCCTTGGCCCGTCAGTTCGACGAGACCGTTCAACCGCTCCAAGCCCAAGTGCAACAGCAAGAAGAACTCCGCGCTATCAGTGCGCGTCAGCAGTACAACCAAGCCATCGCCAACAAATTACCGTGGTTGCGCGATGCGGTAAACACTGCGGAGTATGCACAGTATTACAACGCAGTCGTACCTAATACCGGCGGTTTGACCCGCGCAGCTTTGGTACAGAATGCAGAAGCCGCAGGCAACGTAGATGCCGTTGTTGATTTGTTGTCAGGATTCAAACCTGCACAAGCTGTTCCGCAACAGCAACTGACCGCGCCTGGCCGAAGCAATGCAATCAACTATTCCCAACAGGCTACCGCCGCCCAGCCTAAAGGAAAACGTGGCATGAAATTGTCAACGTATAACCGCGCCCTGCAAGACTTCTCCAATGGCAAAATGTCGCCTGAGCAATTCGCTAAATACGAAGACGCTTGGAATACTGCGCTACTCAACGGTGTAGCGGTGATGGACTAACTCTCTTTTAACATGAGGTAAAATTATGCCTGTACAGAGCAAACCTTTGCTGGCAGCGGCGAGTGGCTACCCACAGTTGGTGTCTGCGTTGACTAAACCAGTATATGCGGCTGGCTTCTTAAAACGTTTCAACAGCATGACTGTGAGCGGCTTGATTACCAGCCAAGATATTGTACCAAAAGAAATCCGCAACAAGGGCGACGAAGTTATCTTCCGCCGTCCTCCTGAAGCCGAAGTCTTTGAGTACATCAAAAACATGGAGTTGGAAGTTTCCACTTTCGACACCAGCATTATCACAATGAATGTGAACCGTGCGTTGTACACCAACATCAAGTTGGACAAACTGGATTCTCGTTCTATCGACGAACTGCCTGCGTTGCTGAAAGAATATCAAGCTGACGTTACCCAAAAACTGGCAGAACGTATCGACGTTGAAGTGTTGACCGAAGTACCTTTGGCTGCCGCCGCTTGCAACCGTGGTCGAAAAGCCGGTCGTCGTTCTCACGCCTTTGACTTTGGTGCGGCTGGTGCGCCTGTTGTTCTGACTAAAGACAACATCGTTCGCTACCTGTCACAAATGCGTACCGTACTGTCCGAGCAAAACGTGGACACCAATGGTCTGTATGTTGTGTTGCCGGTTGAAGCAATGGACTTGTTCTTCGCCAACCCAATCTTGACTAACGCCTGCGCCGCCGGCACTTCACAGTCCATCATCTTGGGTACTAAAATCCCTAACGTGTTGGGCTTCGAGATTATCTTCTCGAACAATATGCCGCAACGCAACGAGGGTGGTCGTATCGCTTACACCATTTTCGCAGGCCGCAAAGATGCAACTGGTTTCGTAATGCAAGTTACCGAAAACGAGCATATCGAAAAAGTTGCCAACCACTTCGGTCAGTTCTGGCGTACACTTCAGGTTTACGATTTTAAAGTCATTCGTCCTGAATGTATTACCACTCTGTACGCAACTCTTGACTTTGCCGCATAAGGAGCATTGACATGACAGTATTCAAGTTATTCTTGGGTGGCGATGCCCGTCATGTGGGCCACCGTCATTCCCGCATTGCCGACAACAGCAACCCATTGGTACGCTATGCCGGCCACTTACCAAACCGCCACTTCGTTGTGCCATTCGAGTATGACGGCGCGTCAGGCGAGTGGACTCGCTTCCGCGAAATGGAGGGCCATTTTGCCACTGGCGACATCGTACACACCCACTTGTTGTCTGCTGACAGCCGCGTTGATGCGTTGGTTGTACACAACAAAAAACAAGCCGGTGCGCGTGATGAAAAAGGCGCGATTACCACTGCCGGTAAAGTGAAGTTTGGTCTGTATGACGGCGAAAACTTGGTTGATGAAACCGAAGAAATCGACCTGTCTGTAATCGGTCGCACCGTATTGGAGTTCGGCAAAGCCGTAAACGCCAAGTCCAGCACCAAAAAAGATTCAGACGGCGATGGTAAAGTTACCAAGAAAGACAGCGCGACTACCGCTATTACCAGCTTGGGCGCGTACTTGGGCGACAATGGTTCTATTCGTATGACCGTTGTTGATGGTAGTGGTATTGACGCGGCGTGTATCTCTGCGTTTGTTGAAGTGGTTGACTTCCTCGACGCTCGTGGTTGCACTTGTGGCGAACCTGCTTGCGACAGCACCTACCCTGACCCTGAATGTATGTAACCTAGATGGTTATAACCAAACCCCACCCTTGCGGTGGGGTTTTTAGTACGTTAAAATCAAGGCGTTTATACCCCAAACAAGGACATAAAAATGCCAAGTAATACCCCTATTGCCTATGCCGATGAAACCGGCTATGTATCGTTACCTGTGGTAAGCGGTCGTTTTTCCGACCAAGCGCGTGAGCGACTGACTCCGCTGTACACACAGGAAGAAGTTAACGCGTCATGGGCGAAGTTCCATGTCGCTCAAGGTTTGAACCCTGATGGTTCAGATAAAGTTGTGGAAACGTTGGAACAGGCGGAAGCCGCAGTTGCCCAACGTGAAGCCGATGTCGCCGCGCAGAATGCCATGTCCCATGTGCCGATGGCACAGGCGGCTGTGAAAGCGGTGCTGCCTAATTCACAGAAAGGTAAGTAATGATTTCTCCCCGCGCACTGGTCGAGGAAGTAAGCAATTACTTGGTGGACCAAGACCCCGATTTTCCGTTTGAGCATTGGACGGAAGATGACTTGCTGCATTACTTCCGGTTGGCGGTGGAGATTGTTGCTAACGCCCAGCGCGAGAAGTTCATCAAGCGCACGTCTATGCCGTTGGTCGCGGGTAGTCTGCAAACCGTACCGGAGGCGTGCCATGATGTATCGTCTGTCTTAGGACAGGCTGACAGCAAAGGTCGTGTGAAAAGTTTTCCACGTCAAACCAGTAAAAATGCCCTGCATCTTGTTGGTAAGATTGGGTGTAAGGATTGCCACGCGGAGGCTACGTCTGCCGAGTATAATATGGATAGTTGGAGCTACGACCCTAACGATAACAACATCTTGTATGTTGACCCGCCTGTCCCCGACGGCGTGAACGGCACGTTGGAATTGATGTGCTTCAGTCCGCCTAAGATTGACAGCCTCGATTCTGATGTGGATTTAGGTTCACAGTTGCGCCCAGTGATTTTCGAGCTTATGTTGTACTACGCTTGGGGCGTTGACACCGAGAGTGTACCGTCGCGCGACCGCAGTGCTGTCCATTGGAATAATGCGTTTACGTTGTTGGGCATGGATGCGAAGCAGGCGAGCAACCGCTACGCCGTTACACGCGTTCCTGAATTGAGGATTGGAGCTAAGAAATGAATTGGTTTGAATGGCTTAAGAATCAAGCCCTCGTCACGTTCCCCAATATGCCCAGCAGCTTTATTGAGAACGCCATCCTCAACGCAGTCTCACGGTTCTTCCGTGAGACGCATCTGTTGAAAGACGAAGCGTACATTGACGCGGAGTGTGGTACGAATGATTATGTGATTGACCTACCTGACGGTCGCACTATCGTTCAGGTTAAGTCTGTGCATTCTACCAATGACCCTGACCGCCACCCGTTGCTTGACCGCAACTGGTGTGTCGTACCTCCAGCAGAAGAACGTTTCGGCAACGGCTACTGGGTTGAGCTTCAGTTCGAGCAACCTGCCATCTCTTTCGAGGGCTGCGGCAGTGTACGCAGCGGTAAGTATTGCGTTGTCTATTCATGGACACCGACAGGTCAGGACTGCGATATTCCGCACCACTTCTTCGGCAAGTACCGTAACGATATTCTGAACGGCGTGTTGGCCTCACTGTATCTGATTCCGATGGAGAACGACAGCCAGTCTGCGACATACGCCCAGTATTACAATAAAGAGTTTCTGCGTGGTATAAACATCGCCCACGCGGAAGAGTTCCAAAACCATACCAACCGACCAATGTTCATGCACGGCGGTTGTTTCCTGTGAGGTAAGTATGGCGACCCTATACAACTTCAAGCCGACCTGTCATGACGATGACGGGTGCTTTGCGCCGAAGCCCGACTTCGATTGCGTCGATACCTGCCAACCGTGCAACAACCCCTGCGAACCGAAGTGTCCGCCGAAAGTACGCGCGAAAGACGCGGTGTGCTTGAGCAATGATGAATGCGAACGTTGCTTCTCGTTGTTCCAGTATGTCGGGTGTGACATCACAAAAGTGCCGGCGCATATCTACGCTATCGTCATGAAAGTGCGCAGACAGGGCAACTGCCGCGTCTTGGTAGAAGAATGCCCGACCCGTGTGGACAACAGGGGCAACGTGTGTTTCGTTTGGTCGGAAGAATTTAGACAACTGCCCGCCGGTTACTACGAGGCAGACGTGGTTGTAAATGACTGTGAGTGTTTTACCCTTTTATTCCGCAAACGCGGTTGTTGGACACGCATGGTAACAGAAGAAGTTAAGCTGGCGCAGTTGCCATGTGAAGCACCTCCGCATTGTGAGGGTTGCGTTGCTACGCCTGATTTTGAACAGACTGCTCCCGAAGCGGAGTGCGGAGGTTGTGATAATGGCTCTGAATGTAAGTAAGTGGTCTAGTCACGGTAAGCTGGCGCAAAGCCTGACTGCCGAGGCGACCGAGATTCCTTTGGGTTTTGGCGAGGGCCTGCGCTTCCGCCTCCCTGACACCGATTACTGCTATGCGACTATCCGTAGCAACGGCAAGTACGAACACGTCAAGCTGATGGCTGTAAAAGGGGACACCCTGCACGTTGTTCGCGGTCAGGATAATACTGTGGCGCAGACGTGGAGTCCGAACAGTTGCATTGAGATTGAATGGAATCCTGCACAGATTTGCGAGTACACCAAACAGTGTGCGTTGGGCCAAACCCCGACAACCGTAGCCGCCGGTACTTATTGCTTGTCATGCAGCACCTGTATCACAATCGGCGAAGATGGCCGAATTACAGCGGTAGATGGAGAGAAGAAATGCAAGTAACCCATGTTGATTTTGTTGACAGCAGACTGTCTGCCGCGTTCGCTTCGACCTCGAACTCGTTGGTGGTATCCAACGAGCATGGACTGTCTGATAAGTTGAACAAGATGCGCGAGGGCGATTACGCATACCTCATTATCTCAGCCTGCCACATGACCGAAGTAGTTAAGTACACGCACACCGAAAAACTGCAACGTACCGGCACTTTGACCCTGCACGTTGAGCGCGGGCAACATGGTACGACAGCCACCTCATTCCCTTTTGGTAGTTGTGTACGCACGGAAGTTACCGGCAGTATCCTGCGCGAACTTGTCCAACAGATGATTAAGGAAGAACATGAACGCCTGTAAGCAACGATTGCAGACCCTGCCTTGCGACAAGCTCGGCTATGGGTACACGTCGCACCCGTTAGGTGCTTCCGATACTGTGCTGCACCTGATGCGTAATCAGGGTAATTCATTCCCGCCGTTGGCAGAGGGACAATACTTCTTCGTCATCGTGAAGACGTGCGACACCGAGTGCTGTGAGACTATGCGCGTTATCGCTCGTGACGGCGACGACCTGACGGTTGAGCGCACTAACCCTTGCGACTGTATCTCCAGCAATGCCCGAGTGACCTATCTCGATTCCGGTCGGGAATATGTGCAGGCACTGGCGCGTGAGATTGGTCTGAACGTGGAAGACCCATTGGTCTATAACTGCGAGACGAACACCCTTAGTTTGGATTGCACCAAACTGAATATGGGCGGCGACTGCGGTTGTGGTTCAGGTAAAGACGAGGCCGGCGTGGGTAGGCGCGGGCCACCTGGGGAACGTGGCGACGATGGTAAAGACGGCTTGAGTGTAACAAGCATCTCTATTGACGACACCAATACGCTGACGTGGACGGACAGCAAAGGCAAGGTGCATACCATTGGTACGGTTGTCCCACCGCAGGGTAAGAAAGGCGAAAAGGGCGACCAAGGCGAGCCTGGGCCTCAAGGCCCGCCTGGGCCTCAAGGCGAGGACGCTGGCGCGATTAGCATGGAGCGCGATGAAGCCACAGGTACGTTCACTCTGTACATCACAAGCGGCGAGGGCGTGAAGCGCAGTATCGGCTCATGGAAACCCGTAGCCGGTGTCGGTATTGCCGATATGAATATTGTTGACGGTAACTTGGAAGTGACGCTGACCGATGGTAATAAGCTCAACGCCGGTAGTACCGTAGGCCCACGCGGTCCGCAAGGTCAGACCGCATCGTTCTCCATGTTGTATTCCAACGGACGCGTGTATATCGGTGGGCCTGCGAAAGCCGAAGTGTACCTCCGCAAGAATGGCGCGATGTTGGGCGGACGACAGCAAATTCCCGACAATGGTCTGCTGATAATGAACAACCCGAACTCTTCCACCGAGGCTGTAATTGAGCTTGTGCATAATGGCGGGGTCGTAGCGTTAGGATACTTCTAATGAGATTCTTGGATTTCGGCGGCGAGATGCCCAAAGTAAAACCGCAGGCGTTAGGCTCGCGGAATGCGCAGCTTGCCGAGAATGTTGATTTGTATGGCGGTATGCTCCGCCCACATCGAAGCCCTGCCCTGTTCGCCCACGCGGTTGACGAGCGGGGTTCTCCCATTTCCGCGAAGATGGTAATTCCAGTCGGCGATTACATGGTTGGGTTTCCCCAAGATGTGCATTGGGTACGCGACCCGCGCGAGAGTGCAGGTGCTGACACGGTGCTGTTCGTTCGCGACGGGCAGTTGTACCGATTGTCATCACGCATGGTACGCGCTGGTACAGGCCCGACATTTGTTGGTATCGACCCGCCTGAAGAAGCCCCTACTGTCGCCGTAGCCCCGAACAGGGGCTGTGTGTCCAAGTGGGACAACCGATGCGCAGACATGGAACAGTCCGGCGATTGCTCTGACTGGGGCGACGCACCCGAAGTGCGCGGCTACCGTGTAACGTATGTGAATGAGTGCGGCGAGGAAAGTGCGCCCAGTCCTGTATCGAACTTGGTTGACATCAAGAACGGCGATGGCGCGGTCGTAGTAGATACGAACACGCCGCCAAAGAACGCAGTGAAGCGTAGATGGTATCGCTCCGCCACCACCAGTGACGGTCAGGCGGTATGGTTGTATGTGGACGAAGATGTCATTGCTGATAACACGTTTATCGACGATAAGTGTCCGCAGGATTTAGGCGAGGTGCTTTCCACCGAAGACCACCTGCCGCCGAACAAGTGCTTGGATGGAGTTGCCCTCACTCGCAATATGCAGACTATCGTGTGGACGAACAATCAGTTTTGGGTATCAGAGCCTAGACTGCCCCACGCGTACCGACCTGCGACACGCGTAACCCTGCCGTCCAAGATTCAGTTCATTGCCTCGCACACTACCCGTGTGGAGGGCGACACCCACTTCGACAACGTGGTAGGCACTGTCGGATACCCATACACCCTTAACGTGCGCGATGACGCGCAGACGACGGTAAAAGAGCTTGAGTATTGGTATCCTGCACTGTCTCCGTTCGGTTGGTGTACGCTCGCCGGCGGCGTGTACTATACCGCAGAGAACGGTCTTGTCGGTATTACCGGCACGTCAGTGAATATGATGACCGAGGACTACATGACAGAGCGTGAGTGGCAGGGGTATAACCCGTACACCATGCGGCTTACCGGCTACGACCAACGAGTGTTTATGTGGTACGATTCCGCGTCAATCCGACAAGGTTTGTTGTTGGTATTGCCTACTACCGATAAGCGTCGCAACCCAAGCCTGAGCCGTTTGACACTGCCAGTTAAGATGGCCTACGCCCACCCTGAGACCGGTATGCTTATGCTGATGGGGTTTGGCGTGTATAAGTGGGGTGCGGGCGACAAGCCTATGCGCTACCGCTGGCAGTCAGGCATTGAAGTGAACAGTGCCTATTGGTTTCCGACAGTGTTCAAAGTCGTCAGCGACGACCTGCCGCGCCAGTATCGCCAGCTTGAGCAGTTACGCACTAAGTTCGCCGTGTGGAAGCGCACCCATTGCGGACTTGACCCTGTACAGTTCTTCGACACCCACCCTGAAGCGCGTGAGCATATGGCTGACCTGATGGAGTTGTCTCCGCGTGTGGTGCTGCGCTTGTATGCCGATGGCGAGGAAATCTATACCCGCCCCATCCGCAACCTTGCACCGGTAATGCTGAAGAAACGCAGACGGGCAATCGAATGGTCGTTTATGGTAGAAAGCGATATTGAGATACGGGAACTGCATTTGCAGAAATCCCATAACGATTTACAGAATGACGGCGGTCACGCGTAGGAGGCGAGATGACTATCATCAATAAGAACAGTGGCGGTAAAAGCGGTGGTAAAGGCGGCGGCAAGACCGAGGACACTCCAATCTACAACAAGGTAGAGATTAAGGAAAATGCTCCGTCCGGCACGAACTCTGTCGCCGTAACCGCACCCCATATCGTCCAGTACCCACGCCCACCAAAACGTGATGATGGTCGATGGCTCGCGCTGTCGTCCGTCATTGGTAACATCATCGGTAAGTTGTCCAGTCAGAAAGTCATCAAGGAGGCCAAGAGCGCAGAGAGCAAATGGCGCGATGTGATGGCGAAGATGAAAGAGATGGCGGACATCGAGAACGCCCGTGTACCGAAGTTGCGTGATAAAGCGGATGGTGCGATGGACGACCTCGACAAGCGCAACACGATTAACTGGCAACGCGGCGATGTTGAGTACGCCTATGGCGAGCAGTTGAAGCCATGTATCAATGACAAGGCCGACGAGATTTGCCAGTTGTCTGCGTGTGGCTGGCAGACAGACTATGATGGTATCCTCACGCGTGTGACGGCGGATGCGGAGGCTGCGGCGCACAAAGAGCTTGATAAGATTTGCCGTATGAACAACCGGTATAACACCGGCTGGAACTGCGACGTGCGCGGGCAGTTGGCAGTCGCTACGCAGAACACCATCATCTCGCAGACGAACAAACTGCGTGAGGAAGAACGCTTGAAGAAACTTCAATTTGATGCCGACCTCAAGATGAAGACCTTTGAGCTTATGGAAAAAACACGGCAGAATCGAAACGCTACGGCTCGTGCCTACGACACCACTGCTATCGACGTGCGCCTCAAACAGTACACCAGCTACACCGCAGACGCACAGACCTCGCTCAAGTTGGGGGCAGACCTGTTGGCCTCGCACGGGCAGAACGCTGCATGGTTGGCTGACAGCCTGCGTAAAACAGCGAAAGAGTCTATGGCAGACTGGGGTACACTGGCGACCATGATTACCGGTTTGTTGTTCGCATGGAACAGTAAGCCGGCTGCGGCTAAAGCAAACGACTGCGGCGGTGGCGACAGTTCCCTTGACGCGTTGTTCTAATCATGTGGACCAACGACCCGATGGAGGGGTTATTCCCTCCTGAAACCGAACAACCCCAAGCAGAAGAATGGTATGATACTGTTGTGCTTGGGATTGACCCTACGCGCGGGGATTTATATGACGCAGCAGCGCACATGGTGCGCGACCTTACGTCTGACCGCGAAGACCCGTACACTTACTATGGGCTGCCCGCATTAGCGGTCGCCCCTGACGCTTATGAGGAATGAGTAATGGCAGGCTATTTTATCGGCATGAACTCCCCGTCTATGGGGTTCGGCAGCGGTGGTAACTTCTTCTCACAGTTGGGACAGATTGGTCCTGCGTGGCAGAACACCATGCTGCAAGGTTTGAACACGCAGAACGCGTTTAACGAATTTCAGAACAAACAAATCGTTGACCCCTACAAGGTCAATGCGATTGCGTCCGCTTACGGTCTGCAAGGCTTACAAAACCTGTTCGACTCCCGCGACGCACAGCAGGCGTTGAACGCGCAGGCCGCGCAGATTTTTACAGCAAATATGCAAGACAACCTACGCAGCTATCAGAACACCGGACAGAATGGTAAAGAGTTCGTGTTCGGCGAAGACCAAGCGTTGTCTGCGACCCAACCCAAAGCCCTGCAAGTTCCATCACAAGCGCAGCCTACACTGCCTGCTCTGTATGGTGGCTATGCTGCGACTGCCCCACAGGTAACTGGTACGCAACGGCTGACACCATCGCAACAGCAACAGTTTGGTCTGACCTCGTACACTACGCCGCAAGGCTACACAGGTGTGCCTGTCATGGACAGCGGTTATCAATTTACAGGATTTTAATAGGGGGCTGACATGGCTGAAGATTTAACCGTAGGACACCCAAGTTTTTATCGCGGTAGTGGTTTAGTGGGCAGACCGTTGTTTGCACCTAATACCGTTAATCCTCAAGGCACACCGTTTATCGCAGCAGAGCGTCCGCAACCTATGCAGTTCGGCGACACCCTGCGTGGGTATTCCTTGTACCAACTGCCGCCTAACTATGTCGGCGTACCTGCTGCACAGCCGCAGGCCGTCCCGATGTACCTGAACCCGAACACCCCACCGGCAGACCCTATGGGTGTGTTCCAACGCTTCCGCAATGCAGCAAATGGCCCTGCCCCCGTGGTACAACCGCAGGCGCAGGTGGTGGCACAACCCGTAGCCACAGCACAGTCGGCGGAACAGGTCGCTTCCATGACCCAGCCCCAACAGGTAGCTGCTCCGCAGTCCATCGTCTCGGTAGAATCCTTACCTCGCGTTGATGTACCTAAGATGCGTCCGCAACAGAACGATATTCGTTTCATCGCCTCGCAAGGTGTAGATGCCCTTGATGGTGGCGACGCTGCTATCGACTTCGGTCGCCGCTACGCAGCAGCCGCCGCGACAGGCGCAGTACCTGTGGTAAGTAACGCTATGCTGGCTGCACTGAACCGCCAACATGCCCGCAATCAAGCGGCACTGTCCGCCGCGACTAAGGCGCAGGACGTGAACGATATGTACGCCGCGATGAATGACCCGAACCTCCGCGCCCGCGCCCATGCCTTGTCCAAAGCAAATGGTATCTCTTTCGACCTTGCCATGAAGCAGGCAGTGCAGTCCAAGCTGCTGGAGAGTGGCGACTACAACTTGGCAAACCGTTATGAGATGACGCAAATCCTGCCACAGTTGGACGCGGTACAGCAAAGCCGTATCGTGGAAGCTAACGAGTTAGGTGGTTCTGCTACGCCGGTACGCGACGTACAAAACGTGGATTATCAAGTCGGCGGTATCAATTACCTCAATACTAATCCTGATGGTACGCGCACAATCATGACACCGAACCATGCCGCTACTGTTTCGCAGGGTGCGGTTACTACATACGGAATGATTAATGGTTCAGGCTCGCCTACCGCTGCCGCGTATAATACCGCGCAGGCGAATATCCAAAATGGTCTCAATATGCAAGCCCAAGTAGCGAAGCAAATCGCCGCCGAACGCGCACAGAGGGAGAACCAAGAGAAGACTGCGTTGGATATGCTCAACAAACGATTGACGGCGCAAGCGCAACTCATGAACGCAGGTGCGCGACAACAGAATGCTGACACACGCGCAGCCTCCGCCGAAAACACCGGCGACAGCCAACTGGCGAAGAGCATGATAGCTACGTTGAAAGCGTTTCCTGACGGCGACCCACGCAAAGAGCGTATCATGCAAGCCCTGACCGATATGTATGTCAGCCCAACCTCTCCGACGGAGTAAGCTATGGCCGCGTACACTTATGATTATGGTCTAGGGTTGGGCGCACCTATTCAGTCGGATAAGTTCCGTATCACGTCATGGGTAGGGCCTCGCGCCCGCTTCGCCACTTCAGGCGGCCAACACTCAAGTACCAGTCATGCAGGTGTGGACATCGCCACACCTGTCGGCACGAACCTGCTCGCTCCTATGTCGGGTAAGGTTATCCATGTCGTAAACGTGAATGATGGTACGAACAAGCGCAACCAACGTGGGTACGGCAACCAAGTGGTAATCCAACGCGACGACGGCGTGATTACCCAACAGTCGCACCTGTTCGATGTGAACGTCAAGGTCGGCGACCGCGTACAGCAGGGTCAGGTTATCGGGCGCACCGGCAACTCCGGTAGTTCGACCGGCCCGCACTTGGATTACATCGTTATCAAGAATGGTATGGCTATGCGCCCTGACGGTACGGCGTACCGCGCGTATCAGAAGTCGTGGTTGCCAAAAGCGGGAACAATGGCCTCGCCCACCGCACCGGTGGGCGACATGAGTAACTACGCCCAAGCCGCCCCTGTCGGTGCAGCGGTCGCTTCGCCGGTAACACCTGATATTCCTGCTCCTGCCAAACCAGCAGCGCAACAGGACTTCTTCGCCGAGTTGGTAAAAGAGCAAGAGATGGCGGATAAGCTGTTGTCGCTTACCGAACCACGCGCGGGCGCAGTGGCTGTACCCAACGATGACTTCTACAACAACGTAGCGCAAGCAGATTGGAATACCTATTATGGCTACCCGACAAGACCTAGAGCGTTATAGAGCCGACCCCTATGTGCAGCAGATGCTGACGCTGCTGTCCCGTACCGAGGGTACATACGACGCGAAGAACCCTTATGCAGTATATGGTGGTAAAGTTGCGAACCAGCTTACCAGTTTCGCCGACCACCCACGCGCCGCAGGTAAGTGGAATTTCAGCGATAACTCCGGCAAGCAGCAGGGTTCTACCGCCGCCGGTCGGTATCAGATTATCCAAAAGACGTGGGACGGCATCTCACGTCAGTACGGGCTTAACGACTTCAGCCCCATGAATCAAGACCTCGCCGCCATCGGTTTGATGGTAAACAGCGGGGTCATGCCCCTTATCCTCAAAGGCGACATCCGAGGTGCAGCGTCCAAGCTGGGCAACGTGTGGGCGAGCCTGCCGTCCAGTCCCTACAACCAAGCGAAGCGCAGTGGTAAAGAATTCGACAGGATGCTCGCCGCGTCCACCGGCGTGACCGCGCCAACGGAATTACCATCAACAGCAGGCGCAGTGGGGGGTATGACGGACAAGTCCATCGTTACTCCTAAGATTCCGTCGCCTACTGCTCCTACCACGAGACAAGATTTCGTACTAGACCCTTTGAGTAAAGAGGAACTTGAGGCTATAATGACCGAGAAACGCCCGACCCAGCCGCGCATTAAAGACGATTTCTTCGTCAATGTGGCGAAGCCTAACTGGGCAGCCTATTACAGTTAAGGATTAAAAATGCCATACAACACTGGTGCATTATCATACTTGGACAACTTAGCCGCGATGACACAACAAGCCGCCTTAGACAACGAGGCGGCTCGTCAGCAGTTGGCACTTGAGCAACAACAGTCTGAAGCGCGTATCGCCGAAGCACAGAAAGCTATGGAGGACGCGCTCGCCCAACAGCAAGCCGCGTATGTGGCGCAGCAACAACAGGCACAGGTCCAAGCCCAACAGCAACAGGCCGCCGCTAATGCCGCCACCATGTCCACCGGCAACAAGTGGGCTGACGAGTTCATCGCTTCCGCTGACAAGTTCAACTATGGTACGCATGGTATCGACCCGAACGGCGCGACCTTGTGGAATCGCAAAGTGTTGGATAACTGGCTGGACGCTAAAGCCAAAGAAGAGAACTGGAATGCCTTGCAGAAAGACCAAATCAAGAAACAGGTCAAGGATGCAGTGGTAAAAGCCAGCACCAACAAAAATCTGTTTGATACAGAAGAACGCGGCTTTTGGGGCGCGGTTGGCGATATTGGTAACTCGTTGGCTGACAGTGCCGTCGGCGGTCTTGCCGACCTTGCCAGTACGCTCAATATTGCAGCCTACGAGGGCGCGAAGCGTATGGACAAGGCGGGTTACACTGATGCCCTTGGTAATATCAATCCTGTTTACGCAATGGAAAAAGCGTGGGAGTTTACCGGTCTCGGCGATGGTAAGATGAACTGGGACAAGCAGATTGATGACGCTGTTGTTGCAACACGCGCCGCGTGGGGCGATTTGAAGTCCGATTACTACAAGGACGCGGCTCGCGCTCGTGCCGAAGCCAGTGGTGTGGCAGAGACCCTGCTTGCACTTGGCGACAAACCTACTACGGCGTTTGACGAACTGGCTTCCGCACTGGGCGTTGTTGTAGGTGCTAAAGGTTTGAACCTCGTCGGTAAAGGCGTAGCCGCCGTTGGTAAAGGTATTGTCAAAGGCGCAGCAAAAGGCGTGAGTAAAGCCACTTTCGGTTTGGCTGACGATGTACTCCGCGCCGGTGGCGCACAGCTCGGTCGCGCTGCGGGTGTGTTGAAACCTGCCGCCGAGCGCTTGAACCCGTCCATGCTGGTACGCACTGCTGCCATCGAGGGTTCGGGTAATGCAATGGACGTGCTTCGCCAAGAGGGTGCGTATGACCCTAACGCTGCACAATATACTGACGATGCACTGGCTACGGCTGCTGCCACCGGTCTGCTGACAGGTGGTATTACTTATCTCGGCGGTAAGCTGTTCAACACCGTAGAGGGTACTGCTGCCCGTGCTTTGGGTGGTCGTGCTGCGGCAGGTAATACCACTTTGAGCCAAACCCTACTGTCAGGCAGTGGTCTCACTATTGAGCAAGCCCTGCGTACTGTGGCTGATGATATTGCCGCCGGCGCAGCGTCTAAGGCTACGCGCGAGGTACTCGGCGAAGCGACCGAGTACCTGATGTCCCGTACTGCCCAGCTTGTACCGAAATCCAGTAAGCTGTCCGCCGTGTTCAGCGGTACGAAACAGCTTACCAGCGGTATGCTCGGCGAGGGCCTCGAAGAGGGTCTTATCGGTATGGTATCCAGTGCCGCCACACAAGGCTTGGGCAAAGATGGTACGTTCAATACCAACAACATCGACATCAAAGAAGTTATCCGCGCCGGTCAGAACGCCGCTACGCTGGGTGCGACACTGGGTGTCGTGAGTGGTAGCGTCGAGGCCGCTGGTAAATACCGTGAACACCGTGCCAACGTTGACCGTATCCTGCAAGACAATGAGCAGGCAACAGCGCACCTGCAAGATGCCCGTCAGATGTGGTATGACATCGAGAACCCTGCCGGTGTAGTTCGACCACAATCCCAAGCGCAGACTCAACCACAGGCACAGCCTACGGCTGACCCATTGCAACAGGCACAAGCCCAAACGCAGGCGCAGCCTACTGCACCGCTCGCCTTGCCAAGCCCTAACCCTACGCTGGCTATCCCAAGCAATATCGACCCACGCCTGCCTGACGACGTATATCGTGAACTGGCACTGCAAGCATACAAAGAGCGTGTGGCACAGACCGATGCCGCTCGTGCCGACCGTGAGATGGCCGCTGAAGTTGACGCTACCAAACAGCGTGCAATGGGCGACCGCTTGGCCGATTACGCCAAAACCGAACAAGCCAAAGTTGCGCTTAACGAATTGCTCACACCTGAGCAACGTGCCGAACGTGCTACTGCCGGTTTCCGTTTCGCTGATGATATTCTGAACCGTAGCGACATTCATGTTCCACAGGGTGTCCGTGCGACCATCGAGTTGCTCGGACAGTTGGAACGCGCCCAAGACCTGATTAAGAGTGGTACGTTGGATACGACCACTGAAAAATCTTTGCTGGATTCTGCCAGCCAGTTGTTGCGCTATGCAACACGTCAAGGCCGTCTCGAAGCCGCGCGTACTTGGGTAGATAAGAACCTGTTGAAAATCAAGACTGCGGAACAGGCACAGCCTGCCCCTGCCGATGGCACGACCAAAGCCGTCAGCAACACGCGCTCGACCAAGACCGTCCTCGAACAGAATGGTATTGCAGGTGCTGCCGGTAAGGACGTAATGCGTTTGATGAAAGACGTGAAGTCAACCAACGCGCGTGTGGAAGTGAATAATTTTATTGAAGCATTCACAAGCGACGAGCCGACTGATGTGGGCTATTTCCGCGACCGCGCTGTCGCCAGCCTGACCGATATGTATGTGAAACAGGGGCAAGACCAAGCCACTGCGGAATCCTCCGCGCAACAGTTGGTCGATGACTTGGAAGCTACCTTGACCGATGGCGTTGAATCTCGTGCAGCAACCAAAGAAGCCGCCTCGCAGGAGGGTGCGGCAGCCGAAGCAAAAAAGCTCCAGTTGACCCTCTTCGACGAGGTAACGCCTGACGCTACCCAAGCAGTCCATGACACTGCACGAGCCATGCAGAAACATGGTGCGCCTACTGCGGCGGTGGACCTCCCTGATGGGGGGCAAGACGACCTGCACACACTACTCATGAGGGGAAGGTACGAGCTTCGCACCGGCAAAGCGTTTCCCCGTGACCAACTGGGTGCGGTGGAAGATGGTGTACAGTCAGCGTGGGAAACTATGTCCGATGCGGAAAAACATTTCGCTATCGAACAGCAGACCATCACTCGTGGTACGAACGCCTTGCGTAACGCTTTCGGCGATGACATCGCTTGGAACGTGGTATGGGTATCCCCACGCAGTCAGAACCTGCACAACCGCAACGCCCGCGCGTATGTGGTCGATGGCGACCCGAACACCATTTACGTTGTTGCCCATCCGCACATGACGAACCAACAGTTCGTGTACGCCGTAGCGCATGAGATGCTCCATCAAGGGGTTGACGTGAACCTGCGTGGTAAAGTGTTGCGCGGTGCGGACTACACACAGCACATGGACCGACTGGCGGAGAACCCGTTTGTCCAAGCATTGATGGCGCGTATCGGCGAGCGATACGGCAACATCGACAAGCAGTCTATGGTAGAGGAAGCCCTCGCCGAGATTCACGCTGCGCGTACAACGAAAGACGGCTGGAACACCCTGCGTAACGAGTGGGGCTTGGATATGGACATCCCTGCCGCCCTGCGCTCTACCAACTCAAGCAGCTTGGTATCTCGTATCGTGAGCTACCTGAAACAGGTGGTATCCCGTCTGACAGGTAAGTACCGCAAGGCAAGCGACAGCGACGTGGCCAACTTCCTGAATGTGGTAACAGTCCGCCGTCCGAACGACACCGCCGGTATCCGTACTCCCGACCAAGTGAGTGCGTATCGACAACGTATGAGCTTTGAGGCGGCTCAGGCGCGTAGTGATTATTACCACAACCAAGCGCGTTCCATCTATCCTGACTTCGACTCACTGGACGCTACATCTAAGGCCAACATCCTGTCCCAACTGAGCGCAGGCGACGAGCAGGCGCAGACCGAACTGGGCTTGCAAATCCGTAACTCCCTGCTGCCGGTTAACGACCCGTGGAAAGACCCTAAGTGGAGAGCGCAACAGCAAGCCGCAGCCCACGCGCAGAAAGTAGCCGCAGCACAGCAGGCCGCCAACCAAGTACCGCCATCAAGCAACCCACAAGGTCAGGCGGATTACGTCCGCCGTAGTGTGCGACAAATCCGTATCTACCCGTCACGCGCGAACACCAGCTACTACAACGCCTCTGACTTGGATAACTACGTTGGTATCATCTCGCAAGTCCGTAAGGGCGACGCATACTTCATCCGTGTAGAGATGAATGACGATGCCACAGGCGCGAAAGGTATCATTTACGAAGAGCCTGTCACTGGCGACATCGACCTCGATATGCACAAAGCATGGGAAGCGTTGGTGCAGCAGTACCCGAACGCGCACTACGAGCGACGCGAGGGCAGCACATACAGCACCGAGGCGAACCGCGCCCTGACACCTGAAGAGTTGGTGGTACTGAACCGCGCTCAACAGATGGGCTTGTCGTCTCCGTCCCTGCGACGTTGGACTAACTGGTTGCGTGATAAACTGCCTGCCAACTATGTACCAATCTTAGATAAATTCCTTGATGTGGTAGAGATGGCGCGTACCCACTGGGTAAGTATTTACACCCCGTTTATGGCGGTGGAACAGATGTACGCCGACGCTACCGGCAAGCAGACCAATATCATCACACGCCTGCTGCGCGATAAGAGTGAGGCCGGCGCGTTCCTGCACCGTAACTTCAACAGTACCAACCCTAACCAGCAGTCACTGCGCGACCGCACAGAGAAACTACGCCAGTCCATCATCGACAGTGGTATCTCGCAAGAGAAAGTGAACCGTATCCTGCACGGCTTGGAAGAGCGTGTCCGCTCCGATGTGCTGTTGAACAGCGACGAGTCGTTGGGCCACTGGCAGGAAGTGAATGGTAATCGCGTGTTATTCGACCCAGCCACAGGCCGTCCGCGTTACACCGTGACCGGCTACCGATTCCAAGACCTCGACACCACCGACCCTAACGCCGGTACTTACGACCTGCGCGGTATCCGCTTGGCACAGGCGTTGGCTAACCTGACGGTCGAAGAGCGCAATAAGATTGGTTCGATTGTGGCCGAAGTAGCCGAGACCAACCGCATTGTGAATAAGCTGAAGCACGAGCGCGGTGTGTTGACCGACAAGGATTACTACGAGCGCGTCAACCGTGGTAAGGATTACCTTGACTTGGTATTCCCCGAACTGGCGGCGCAAGGCGTTGACTTCGGTGGGTTCTTCGTAACCATGCGCGATGATGACAGCAGTGCCTACTCTAAGGCCCACGCGCTCGGTCGTGCCAGCGCGGTAGAGAATGTGTTGGGTAACACCGCTAAGGTGTGGGAAGCAGAGGTTAAGACTGCGTTTACCAATAACGAGCTGTCGCAGTTCGCGCTGATGGTAATGAGTATGCCGAACAAGCATTTCGTTATCGACCCTGTGTCCCCACGCAACAACTTCGAGGATGCCGACAACGTGCTGGATTGGGAAACCAGTCACAAGGGCGAGCAGGACAGTATCATGATTTATATCAACGGCACACCTGTACGTCTCGTGGCTAAGTCTAAAGCGGCGGCTAAGGCGTTGCGCCAAGAGCAACCACACGCGGCAGTGGCGAAGATTGGTAGTATCAACCACTACTTCAACCAGTTCAAAACCTCGTTGAACCCTGCGTACCCTGTGTTCGGTCTCATGCGCGACATCATGACCGGCTACCTGAATATCAGCGGCGCAATCGGAGAGCAGTACGTTGACAGCAAGTCAGCCCCTGCTGTTGGTATGAAGTCTATCGGCTACGCGTTGAAGTACCTGTTCTCGCCTGACAAGCACAACCTGTTCCTCGGTACGGCTCGCGGTCAGTACACTGACCCGTGGCAGTTGGCCTACCAACGTCTCGGCGCGGGTATGCAGTTCGGCGACAACCTCAACACTGATGCGTTCGCTACCAACGCCCTGACGGGCAAGCTGCCCCATCAAGCCGACCTGTTGCGTACCGGCGTGAGCAAGGCGCGTGGTATCACTGCGCGTGTTGCCGAGACCATCGCTTACCCACCTGAGACCGCTATGCGTCTCGGC